TCTTTTTGTTCAAGCTTTATATCTCTTATTTCATTAATTAATTCAGCATTTTGTTTCAATAAGTCGGTCATTGCTCTATGATTATTTTTAAGAAAATAAAACATCAAAACAACAGCTATACCGTTATTTGTAACAAATGTTAGTATCTCATTCATTAGTTTTCTCCTGTAATTTTATTCTATTGCAAATCTGAAATATTTCAAAAATTCCTTTTATTTCAAAACTCTTTTTCTTTTTAAGTTTTTCATTATGCAATCTCCATGCCTGGTCAATTATATCCTGATTAAATAATTCTAATAAAGAAAATGAAACCTGGATCACGTCCAAACATTCACAGCATTTTTTCAGATAGTCTTTTTCAGTTTCAAATTCTTCTATCTCTTCAAGAATTTTATCTATTTGATTTTTTTCAAAATTAGATTTATCTATTAAACTATTTTTATAATCCAGCACAGGCAATTTAAGCAATTGATTTAAATTTTTCATTATATTCATCCCATAGTTTATTTATTTTATTTATTTTATTTTTCAATTCTGAGTAATCTATTTTTGATTTTTCTAATTCTTTTAAATTGTATTCAAATATAGCTTTAACCAAACCTTTTACATTCAACATTCCTTCTACGTGATATTTTTCAATGAAAGGAATCCATGTATTATAATATACTGGAGAAACCAACTTTAATATTTTTATATATTCTTCATCTGAACTATTTTTTATGCTGCTTAGATTTAAATTATAATTTATACAATCAGCAACAAATTTATCAAATCCACCTGACTCAGCCAGTATTACACTTGGACAATTTTTATTATACCAGTGTTTGTGTGGGACAATTGTTTTTTTCCAGTTGTCTCCTATTAAATTAGGCAGATTATTCATGCAAAAAACATCAAATTTAATCATGTTCAATCTGGTTTTTTGCCAATTTCCATCTGAATTCATGCAGCCTTCTATACCAATACTATTCATATTTCCAGAATCAGAGCCGACGCCATCGCTACAATGCCATCCATTAACATTCAAAGGTAAATGTTGAATTATATATTTATCATCAACTGTAACATGCCAGCTCTTTTTTTCAGTGAGATTTTTTAAATAATTTGCGTGCATCAAAGCATTTGCACCTTTAGAACTATTGCCAGTATTGTGGTTTGTCAAATATTCATTATCTTTTTTTACCCAATTAGAATAGTTTGATTTTTTAGGCAATATATCAACAATTACAGGAGTTCCATATATTTCTTTTACATTTATTAATCCGCTTGAATCAATCATAATTACACTTCCATTCAAAATTTAATATGCATTTTTGTTATTTATTCATATAATTTAGTTCTAATTATATGACTAGCACCTGACATTGTTACATTAGTTCCGCTTGACGTATATTGACCCGCTGTCATTTGAAAAACTGCTGCTGTTGATGTAGTGCATTTAACAACAAAATGCTCTTTAATTACACTCTCATCAGGAGTTGTATCATTTACTGGATATCTTACTCCATCAGTAATTAAGTAAACACCTGATTTTTGTATCCTTCCAGAAGCGTCGGCGGCTCCATCACCATCAAACCCAGTGCAAATTCTATAACTTGTATTTTCGTAGGCTCCTCCACTTGCTGTCCATGCTACTTTTATTTGCGGAGTTGCCGATGATGACCATGCTACAATCCAAACATCTACAGAATAATAATTTCCATCACCAGGAATTGTAACTACCATATTAGTTGAGTCTGTGTATGATGTATTGCTAAAATCTTGACTATTAATTTTTCTAATATATTGAGGATTTGCTACATAATCATTAATTATTCCAATAGCAAAAAATTGATTACCAATTTTAGTAAAAATTAATTTAGATCCAATAATTGTACCAGTTAAATTTGATGTAGACACAACTGGAATTGCTGTATCATCATCAAATAATTTTACAGTCAATGGGTTTAATGTTATTACTGTACCAGTATAAAATTGCTGTCCAGTATTTTTATTTAAAATATAATCATATATACTCATGTCTGCGGTTCTGTTACTCTCCTTATTTTGCTAATTACACTTTGTCCGACATTTAAATTCCAGTCATGTCTAATAATTTTATAAGTTTCATCTATGCTTAATTCAGTATTTTTAAATTTAAAATGGTCACCCTGATAAGGTAAACCATCATTTTCCCTTGACGTAATAAAAGCGTGTGGATAATCTATAGTTTCAGCCAGTTCCATCATTTTTCTTATTTCTCTTATTGCCCTTAAATCGACATAATCTTGGCTGCTTGCTTCACTGTAAAATACTTTTGTTACATATCTGCCTATATTAGTATAGGAAAATGGATGAGTTTCTATTCCTTCATCTTCCATGCTCCATTCTTTATATAAATTTGCAGAACTCGACAATTGATTAGCAATTATTAATACTTTATTGTAAGCGTTTGTGTAGTCTGTATCTCTTGTTACATCAGGCTCATATAAATTCAATGAATCACCTTGAAAATACCATGTTATATTTTGTACAGAATTCCAAGGAATTGCACGAAATACACCATTTCCAGATACCCATATAGGATAATAATTAATCATATTCAAAAGAGAATTTATTATAAATAATTTGCTTGTACCTATTTCATAACTTTTGTCTGCTGGCAAAGTTTCTGTCGAAGGTTCAACGTTATATTTTACCCATGTTCCAACACCACTTAATACACTTTCTATTTCATCTGTAATCACAGAAGCAGAAACAATTGAGAAAGATGTTGTTATTTTGTCATCTTCTAAAGCTTTTAATTGGTCATATGCCTGTATATTTCTTGTAACATCTGTATCTTGAAAATGTTGTGGTGACTGCAATGGCATATACACACCTAAAGGAAATTCATAACCAGATAAACAATAATATATTTTTATCCTGTCTGCTAAATAATCTATATCTAAAGAATTATCAATTTTAAATTTGGCTGTACCACTTATATCCCTTTCAAAATCTATGCTTATACTTGCATCTTCTATATATTCAGTTATCCAGCCGCCATGGACATATTCACCATTAGCCAAGATTAATTTTTCAAATTTCCATGTTTCATATCTATTGCCTGTAAATATACTGTTATCCACTATTATCAACCCTTTCTATAGTCAATGATAGTTGATATGATTGATTTGATTTATCTTTTTTATTTGGATTTGTTATACCACATTGAAAATAATCACCTTCATAACTTCTGTAAAAATGATTTCCTGCTGTTTCTATAATATTTTTTACAGTTACAAAGTCTTCTTTTGGCAAATCGCAACTAAAAACAATAATTTGTGTTTTGTTTTCGCCTTCATGCTTAACTGGATAATCTCTACCATGATATTTCTTAAGTTTTGTTTCCCTTCCAAATTGCTCGCCTATAGAAGTGTCGCCTCTAAGTTTTATATAATCTTCATACCCATTTCCACCATTTAGGTAGTAATATCCTGTATGGTTTATATCTATGTCAACCTCTGCACTATTTTTGCTTGATGGTAAAGCACTTACAGCCTCAGCATAATAATTAGTATTTCCACCTATGTTAGGCAAATAATCTGTAATAGTAGTATTTACTGGAATATCTTCACTAACAAGTTCCCACGCTCCACCATCTACAGACCTATATACTTTATTGCTTGTTGTTTCAGCATTTCTTGGTGAAATTTCTATAATTAATTCAGGTTCACTTCCAACAACTGTACTATCATAAAAATAATCGGCGCTGCCATCTGTTGTTGTTGCCACAACTGCTAAACCTTCATAATCTGTAATATCTCCATCACAAATGTCTTGTACTAATGTGGCTAAATCCCACACTTCACTATCACCAGCACTATGTGTATGGTCGTCGTGGTCAGTTGTATCAAGTGTTGGTATTGTGGCATAAGTAACAGTTGTTTCATCAAAAGAAGTTTTTATATAATTAATTGTGCTATCAATACCAGGAGTCAAAGCATATTTTCTGTATAAATAAAGGTATGCACTAACTATTGTATCTCCTGTGAATTCAGACAAATCAAAATCTAATAAAATAATACTTTTGTCTGTACCACCACCAGTATCATCAATCAAGTCAAGCTGACCATTATCATTATAATTTGCTGCTGAATATGTACTATTTATATAAGTGTCTTGCATTGAATCTTTTGTATAAGTAACTTCAATTGCTGGATTCGTAATAGAAATATTTACTCCACCAATGTCAGCATTTTCAAGAAGCGTAATAACTGGTGTAGTTGGTTCTAAAAATGATGTAGTAAATGTTACTTCATTTTCAGCAGACCACAAACCAGCAGCACTTTTAACTAATAATATAATTGTATAAGTTGTACTGTTTGTAAGTGCAGTTGTAAAAACTGCCGTATCACTTCCACCATTTGCTATATCTGTATTTTCTGTTAAAGTTTCCAATAATGTATCACTAGAATCATATAAACTACAAATATATTCAACCTGATTTGATGAATCTGGCTGTGTATAATCCCAATCAACTTCAAGACTACTATAAGCATAATTTGTTATTTCTGTTGGGTCTGTAATTGTTGTTACTGGTGTTGTACTTGCAACAAATGTTGCAGTATCAGACCAATCACCAGCAGTTGCATGTTGACCCCATGTTTTTACTTGCCATTCGTAAGTTGTTCCATTTGTAAAAGTACTTCCAGCAATTTCAACAAAATTATCTGTACTTGCTGTTTCATTATATTGTGGAGTTCCAGGCCATGCTCCGCCCTGTTCTCTATATTGAAGTGAAAATTTAGACTGACTTGTGCCATCTAATGAATTGTGTGTCCAGCTAAATGTATAAGCATTATCTGCATCAATTGCAGTTGAGTCACTTGGAATTAAGCTCGTTGGTGCTGATGGTGGTTGAATTATTATTACAACATCAGACTCAACATATGAGCTATTTAATGTTGGATCTGTACAGTCTGCCCTTACCTGATATTTGTTATAATTTGCTGGGCTGTTATCTGTATAGCTTTCTGTATCTGTTGCAATTGCACTTGACAACGTGGAATAGCTACCCCATGTTACATTATCAGCACTTGTTTTTCTTTGTATAGTTTGATTTGTCTCTGCTGTTGCATTGTCATTCCATGTAATTATTACACTGCTGCCTGACCTCGTTGCGACAACACTTGTAGGTACAGCAGGAGTAGTCCTTATATAATCTGTATAAGCATATCCAGAATTACCAGAAGTATTATTTGCATAAACCCTGTATCTATATCTTTTATTTGCTACTGTTGTAGTATCTGTATAACTTTGTGCTCCATTTGTTGTATAATCTGTTGTTATTGTTGCTATTGTAGCCCATGTTCCTGACACATTGTCATAACGCTGTACATACTGATTATAAACTGGCTTGTCTGAATCTGCATTTCTTGTCCAGCTTATTGTGTGCCTTGTATCACTTGTCCTTGTTACGCTTGCACTTGTTGGGTCATCGGGCGCAGTAATATAAAATAATCCAACCGTTACCTCGTCGCCTGAATCTGTACTATATCCAGACATTGATGAAACACTTGGAAAGCTTGATGTATTTGTTTTTTGGTAAGCACTTGCACCCGGAGAACTTGGCCGCCCAAAAATATGCCCTCCTGATGGATTTCTATATAAACCTACCCAGTAAGTTCCGCCTGATACTTTTATCGCTGTAATAGACTTTGTTTGCCATGCTTGTCCACCGCCGGTTTCAGTTCCAGCAGCCATAGAAAATTGAGCAGAATATTTTATTACACTTCCGCCAGCAGACCAGAGTACTAAATAAGTATTCACTGCACTTGTCCTGCCAGCTGCATAAGCTCTTAATTGAGTTATAGCAGCATTAGCAGGTATACTACCAATCGCCGCACAATGTTGGTTATATGTATTTACTCCACGCCATTCATAACTGGCTGGTTCGTCTGGATATTCTGTATTACTGTATAGCCAAGGCATTAAGCATACCTCCTTGTTACAGCTTCAACCTTCAAATTTTCAATCCATGCTATAACATTATTAAAATCTTTAACATTTTTAGCATCAATGGTTACATTTAGGTTATAAACATCATTACTATTATTGTTTGATGTTCTATTCATAATGTTTCTACTTTCTGCTGCTGTATGGATTCTTGAACCTCGTGGCAATGTAACAAGTTCTGCCCCTCTTTCACCAACCCATGTCATTCCTCCACCAAAATTCATAGAACCCGAAGCATTTCCAACAATATTAAAGCCTGGCATAGCAATCTGACTTATTGCGTTCATTGTATCTTTTGCTGTTTTCTTTATATCAGAAAAAGCTTTATAAAACTTTTTCGCCAAATCTGCTGCTGCTGTACCAAATTCAATTAGCTTTTCTATTGATTTCGCTATTTCTTGCCTATGATCCCAAATTTGCTGGGCTGTTTCCTTTATCTTGTCTGCAAATTTTGCAATAAAATTCAATGCTATTTCTTTCGCTTTTTCTCCCATTTCCTTTATCTTGTGTCTTAATTCATTTACTTTTTTAGCAAATTGAACAGCTTCTTCCCAGGTAAATTTAAATTTTTGTTGTAATAAATCAACCATAGCCTGAGAATCATTTGTAAATATTGCTCCAATTAACTTAGCAACACTTTTTACAACTTCAATTACTTTTAACACTGCTTCTTTTGCGTCATAAATTTTAGATGTCCAATTTTTTGCATCTTCTGCACTCATACCTAGTTTTTCTGTTAATATTTCAAAACTTTTTTGTGTGTCCCCTTGTATCACAGCATTTATAGCAGATATTACATCTTTTAAAAAATTAAAAACTGCTTGCAATATACCTGTTTTCTGAGCAATTATTGTAAACACTGTTATAATTGCTGCCCATTCTGCAACGAAAACAACTAAAGCACCAATTACCGCAACAACAGGCAAACTAATTGCAGATATAGCTGTTACAATTCCACCAAGTACAGTTATTAGCGTTCCTCCGACTAACAACAATGGGCCAATCGCGCCAAATAATAAAGCAAATTTCACAGAAATATCTTTTACCCACGGATCCAATTTATCAAATTTTTCAATTAAATTAGTCAAGAATGGAACTGCTTTATTCTGTATATAATCAAACAAAGGTTTTGTGACTTTGCCTAGAAAATCATTAAATACATCTGACAATGTGCTTAATTTGCCTGATAAAGTTTCAGAGCCTTTTGCCATGCCTTCATAAAAACGACCGCCTTCTGATGTTGCATCTTTTAAAGCTTGCTCAACTTCTTTGTAAGATACTTTACCTGCTGACATTCTTTTTCTTACTTTTTCCATGCTTTCACCAGTACGGTTTGTAATTTCATTAAGAGGATTCCAACCCCAGTTAATAAGCTGGTTTAAATCTCCACCTTGCAATTTTCCTAATGCCGAAATTTGACCCATAACTCTTGACATGCTTTGAAAAGCTTCATTATTTCCTAAAGATACATCACCTATTTTTGTCATTGTTGGAATAAGTTTTTCTTGCTCTACTCCAAAAGCCAGCAATGTTTTAGAAGCCTGAGCCAATCCAGTGATTTCAAACGGTGTTGATGCTCCTACTTTTTTAAGTTCGCCAGTAAGGTCTATTGCTTTTTCCTCAGAACCCAATAAAACACTAAAACTTGTTTGTAAATCTTCTACAGTACTATTATATTTCACACCCTGAAAAACTAAACCAGCTAAAGGAACTGTAATACCTGCTGTCAAAGCACCTCCAAATTGCATCATTTTTCCGCCAACATTGGACAATGTATCTCCAATTTTATTTAGTGAATTATTAACTTGCGAATCGCCTCTTATAGATACATCGCCAAACAAATCAAATATTTGCATTATGTTACTCCCTCTATTTTTCTTACATAAATCCTGCAATGATGGCTTTTGTTTGCTGTATTTTTTGGCATTCCAGCAACTTCATAAGTATCACCATCGTAAATAATTAAGTCACCATTTTTAAAATTATATGTTGAGCTAAAAAACTTATATGTTGTATCAATTGTCTTTTTTCCAGCAACAACAACAGGAATATCCCTCTGAGAGCTAATATAACCTTTAATTGAAATATCTGTATATTTTGGAATAGACCTATTTGTAGTACTTTGATTTTTAGTTTTAACTTTATGGGTACAATCTATATAAAATTTTTCAATAAGCATTATATTATTATTTCCTTATCTTTTATGTTAGACCAGTCTATTTTAGATACTTTTTCAATTATTCTTTTTTCCTCTGCCTCTTTTTCATCATAAGACATTACATTTTGCTTTGCCTGTCTGGTATTTTCTTTGTAATAATCCTCAAAATTTCCTTTATATCCACCACTTCTATCAACCAAAAACAGATCCCAATACTTTTCTTTCTTTTCTCTTTCCCTTGATTCCAAAAATAAGCTATATCCCTGACTGAATTCACAATCAAAAATATAGCTTACATAATTAAAATCCCTGTACTGATTCATAAGTGATTCAATAATTTTTTCTTCATCAAATAACTTTGTTAAATTTTCAGCAAAGTCAAACCAAATTAATAAATTTTCTTTAAATGTTAGCTGTCTTCTATCTTTTTTTTAACCTCTTTTTCAACTTCTTTTAAGTCGATATGAGATTCAATAAAGTTTTTTAATGATACAGGTAATGCATTTTTCCATATTTCTTTACCAGTTTCAATTACCCAGTCTATTTCTTTTTCCTGTACAACATCAATTGATAAATTTGTAAAACTTGCAATAAAAACAAATAATTGTTCCTCTATTTCATCATATTTTTCTATAATAAATATTAATAGATCAATTGCTAAATTTTTTTTAAGACTTGCTGCTTCAATAGCTATTTGTTGCTGTAATATACTTTTCTTTTCAATATCTTTTTCTTTCAATAATTCAAGCTGTAATTTATCTATTTTTTCAAAGTTAAGATTTGACATTAGCTCTTTTTTATATGCTTTTATTCCGAGCTGCTTGAATATTTTTGTAATCATACTAACTTCTTTAAATTTTAATTTTCTCATAAGTCCTCACTTTTATTCTTAAGTTGGTACATAATCCCTTATTTCGTCAGGTACAGTAGTAGGTGCTGCATATGTGTAAAAGCCTGTATATTCGAAAGGAAGGACAACTTCTGATTTTTCTTTCAATTCCCATGCTAAATTACCGAGATTCAAAGCATTTTCAAGCCTTATAATGCAGGCTGTTCCATCGTGCTTATACCCTTCAAATGTAACGTTGTCTAAGACATCAGTTGATTCAAAATCTAAATCAAAGGCTATTTGTTTATACGTTCCAGTTGCATTGCTCCCATCACTTACAGTTACATTCAAGCCATATGCAATATTTGTATAATTTATTTTCAAGAAATTTATTATTAATTTTGCTACTCTTCTTTCGTGCCTTCTTAAGCTTTTGACAGGCCCATATGAACCATCGAATTTTATAACTTTTATATTTCTATCTATTTCAAGCCTGCTGCCGCCCTGTGTTGCTCCGATTACAGTACCATTATTTTTTACAATACCTTCACCTAATAATATATCGTTACTTTTAGCAGGCACAGCCGGGTTAAATACAAAAGTAGACATAATTTTTCACCCTCCTACGCTACATATTCTCTAATTTTTATTGGTACCGTTGTCATTGTATTTTTATTGTAATGTGCTGTAAATTGTGTTGAGGAAACAATTTCTTGTTTTTCCTGTAAAGCAAGGCTTATTGCTCCATCATTCAGGCAATTTTCAAAAATCCATTCAAAGGTATACCCATCACCTTTTTGGCCAACAACTGTTATATTATTAATATAATCATCATCAACTATTTCAAGAGATTCCTTAATTTTTCGATAAGTTGTTTCATCGGTATAAGTCATGCCACTTCCGTTTATTGCTACCGGTGCGGAATAAGTATGATTTTGTATTAATTCTATAGAATCAACATAAAATACAGTTTCTGCTGTTGTTCCAGCATCTACCTTGAAACTTACCCCTGTAACCGCTGCCCAATTTCCAGTTCCACTTTGTGTAAAACTTGATTTTGCTATTTTAAAAGTAGTCCAATCATTAGCTGTTAAAGCACTTGCAGCAACATCATAATAATATAAATTAGTTTCTGTAAGTTCTGCATCCATATGAAAAGCTATTCTTATATCTGCACTTCCCAAATCTGCTTTATCCTGAGTTGTTATATATATTGCAAATCCAATATAATCACCGACTACACTTGTTTCACTATTATCAAATACTGTTAAGTCTTTAGCACTTGCAAAAACTTCATGTATACCAGCATTTGCAGTCGACAATGGTATTGTTGCTTTTGCGGATTGGTCGCCACTATTTACTATAGTTGTTTCTGCTGCATATGTTCCACCTGCTGCTCCTGCCCATTCTTTAGATTCCCATGTACCAGTGCTTTCGCAATTAGAAATAATTTTTCTATTGTAATATTTTAGATATAGTGATTCAAGCGTTATTGTGCCTATTATTTCTCTAGTTCTTATCAATGGTACTCCATTAGTATCCAGAGTTGGTCCATACGAACCATCGAACTTTATTTCATCAATTACCCTATTTATGTCTAATTTTGCCCCGCCCTGTGTTGCTCCAATTAATAGCTGTGTAGGTTGCCTGTAATTATAATAAGCCTTAAACTCGCCTTGAACTATATCGTTTACCTCTGGTACTGTTGTTGTTACTACTCCAACTGGCATTATATCACCTCACTTCAAATAAATATCTTTGATTAAATCTGCATGTATTTTTTTCTTGTGTTTTTATTTCGCCTTCAAATTCTATATTGCATTTGTAAAAGCCTTCTGATTCATCCTGAAAAGATTTATCAAGGCCATAAACTGTTTCGACTCCAACAGTTGTCCCATTTCTTACTTTTTCGGCAGCTGCTAATATTTCAGTATCATCATTGCTATCATTGTAATAATCTATTTCCATTATCCTGTCATCTTTGTTTCTATATTGAAAACTTGCACTTGGAAAATGGAAACATAAATAAGGGAAGGTTTCTTCACTGTCAGCCTCCCCATCATATACAGTTATGCCAGATAAAGCCTCCAATCTAGCTTTAACATATAGTTTCAATTCACTTAAAGTCATAAGTTTAAACTCATATTCCTTCCTGCAATCATTTCTATTTCTGCTAAATGTCCATAAACAGATGGTCTCATAAATGGCTGTGCATTCATTTTATATGTTCCAAATTCCTGATAGCCTGCATAATGACAGTTATTTATTAGCTGTAAGTTTTTATCCATTGTTATTCTGTAGTCGTTTCTGCTTCTTAAATATCCAGTATCGACAGGTACATAATAATCCATTTTACCCTTGCAGAACTTTCCTATTTCCGTAAGGGTTTTAACTTTATTTCTTCTAAAAATATCTAAAAAACTTGGAATATTATTTGTGACCTGCATTATTATTCCACCATTTGACATGCTTTGCACTCTCATATAATCACGACCTTAATAATAAACATTATTATCTAAAAATACTCTTTCAAAAAATACTTTCTTCCACCTATTGAAACTTTCCATCAATTCTGCTGGAAAACCATTTATTATTTTTGAATCTTTGTAAGTAATTGAATAATCGTCTATTTTTTCACTTTTTACATTTGGATTTTCTTTATCAATAAGGTATTTAAATAGTTTGCTTGCAGGTAATTTAATTGACCTCGGATAATCAGCCCTAAATATTACTATACTGTTATCTGTATTGCTGGAAATAGTTTCATTTATAATATCAATTTCAGATACAACTAATTTTGTTGAATTAATAGAATCAACTTTGCAATGTCCGTTATTCCTTTTAGTTCCATATATCCTCAAATAATCTCCAGCAATGAACTCATTATTAAAATCGCTTATTGTTATAGACTTATCGGAACTAGCAAATACCACATCATTAGAACGAATATATGTATCATTATCAATGTAATCAATATCAATAAAATGATTTTTGCAGTATTCACAGATAGACTCTACAACAAGAGGAATATTAAAAGTAATAAATGTATCATAAGTTGTATCTGAAATTTGTAATAATGTTTTTACCTCTGTAAGAGTAATCATTTGTTAACCCTCTCATACTCTTTTATTTTTGCCTTACATTTCTGTTTTTCTTCATCCGTCAATGCTACTAATAATCTTCTTTGCCATTTTCTTAGCAAGGTTTCGGTTTCTATGATAGGCATAACTAATTTATTTAATTCTTGTTGTTGCTTTTCATAGCTTAAATTTGATATTTTTTCTAAATTCAAAATTCAATCCTTCCTACAACAAATAAAATTATATGCAGACAATTTGGATGAAATAAACCTGCACTTTTGGCAGTTTCAACTTGTTCAAAAGTTAAAATTTTTCCTTCCCATGGTTTACACAAATCACATTTAGTACCATGAGTAGATATTTTAACTCTTTCTTTGCCCTGTTTTTTAGATTGTTCCAAAACAGAATTTCTCACACATTCATTATTAACATGCCTTGTATACATGTTTGAATATGTTTCAATATTCCATCTTGCTCCGTTTTTTGCCTTAAATCCTATAATTCCGCTATCAGTATAATCATTTAATATTTTTTGTTTTAAAATTTCGTCATCTGTAGAATTAAGCTTATTAAATACTTTGTTGTATTCAATATTTGCAGTATTAAACATTTTATGCATATCTTTTTTATATTTATCAATTAATTCTTTTGAAGCTTTTGAATCATCAATTTTAAGAAAATTAGATATATTATCCTGTAATAATTTTTCATTTACAGTGAATTTATATTTTTGATTTGATGATAAACTGCTTGATGCTTCATCAGAGATTTTTTTGTAATAATTAATATTATTTTTTAACAATTAAGCTGCTCCACCATCATTTATTGTCCAAGAGTGATTATTAATAAAATCTGTTCTTGCTGCTGCTGCTCTTGCTTCATATTTAGCTGGACATGCTAAAGTAACAGAATTTTGATGAGGCAAAGCGTTCCATGCTATTAATGCATCAGAATAATGTGTATTTGATATTGCTGTGCTTGATAACATCAAATTAAGATTCGTGCAAAGTGCTATACTCAACTGTTTAACTGAATTATTAAAAGCAGTTGCTTGATATAAAAAAGTATACATAGTTGTTGCACTTGCCGTATCTAAATTTAATAGACAATTTAACTTAGAACACCCACGAAAAGCGGCTGTCATATTTTGAATCCCAGTTGTACTTAAATTGTCTATAGTTGTTAGATTAGCACAGCCATAAAAATACCCACCACCAGAACCAAGTTTAAATCCATTTCCACCGCTTTCAATAGTAATTAATTTTAATCTATCACCACTATTGTCAAACTTGAATCCTTCGAATTGCCCAATTATAATTATTCTTTTGATTCCTTCTATTGCATAAGTATGTGTTAATGCAGCATCATTCCAGCTTGTAATGTAACTACTTGTGCCATCATCCCAGTAGATAGTAAAAGCATAAGTTCCCCCATTATAGGCAGGTAGTTTAATTTGATTGCTATTACTACTACCTGAAGATGTCTTTGTTGTATCCCATACAGAAATATGGTAATTAACTTTTGTATTTGACTTATCTAATCCAAGTCCTAACCCTAACATTATGCTGTACTCCTTTGATAAGCAGTAATAAGCCCGGATGATATTTGTATACTTGTACAATTTGTTATAGCATAAGAACCAGCAGGCATTGTTATTCCTGTGTAATCAGCCCATCCAGATACAACAGTCATGGCAGTTATTGCTGTACTATTGTGAAATTCTATTTTATAAAAAGTAGTGCCAGAAACAGGTGTTATTGTTCCAGATCCATTCTGTTTTTGACTTTTGCCACTAGCAAAAGAATAAGCTAACATATTTGAATCAGATGTATTAACTATATTATTTGTAGCAATGTTTTGAATGGCATCTAAAATATCATTCAGTAATCCCTTATTTGTTCTATCTCCGTCAGCCATTTAAGCCAACACCTCCTTATACACTTCGTTCATGCGTGTATAATAGTTTTTCATGTTAAATACTTTGCTTCTTTCTATTATCTTTTGTTTATCTATCAAATTATTATCAAAATCATTTATAAAATTTTTAATAGAATCTATAACTTTATTTGAATCAGGAACATATGTAGTATAATCAGATACTTTGCAACCTATTTCAGTCATTACAGGAGTTCCACAACATAGCGATTCAGCAATTACACGATTTATTATTCTATTTGGGCTAAAAGTTAAGTCCATTGATTTATAAACAGCTTGCATATTATCTGTCCTTTTGATTATGTCTCCCAGACCTCCAACTTTTTGTAGTTTATCAAGTAATGCTCTTTCACAAGTTTTAAAAGGCATATCAAGACCAGCAAAATGAAATTTTATTCCTTCAATTTTTTTTGAAACTTCAATTGCTGAAATAATTAATTCAAATTTGTCTGTATCTGCCCTGTCTGAGTCACATATAAGAATATTATATTTACCTTTATCTGTGATTTTGTATATATCTCCTGTGTTATTAAATCTTTCTTCATCAATTACAGGATAATCAAAAATAAGATGTTTTTGTTCAGGAAAACAAGCCCAATATGGTTTATATTCATTCCAGAAATATAACATATATTTTGCTCTAGGCCATTTTGACAACTCATTATATAAAGTATAGCTGTTTCTTTGTCCATTCATTTCTGGCCTATAACAGTCTAATGGTTTTCCATGAACTACCCAGATTATTGGAGATTGACTTTTTACAACATATTTATCATCAATTCCAGTATGCATTATTAAAATATCCATATCCTGTATTAATTCTGGATTTGATGTAATTAACTTAAATCCTGCCCTATTATCCTCTGCCCCAACTTTTATTTCTGCTCTTCCATCTTTTTCAGGCACACCAGCATCAAAAAAATATGCTTCATTTCCGCCTAATATATCAGCCTTGCACATATCCCTTGAAGCTTCATATAATCCAGACCTACTAGGTGCAAAAAAACTTATATGTCCTATCTTTATTTTTTTATCCAACTAAACAACCTCCCTTAGTTATATCCCAAAATAAAAGAGAGCGGTGGCAGGGAATGCCACTTTCGATTCTAGAAATCTAGCTCTCATAATTTTAATTTTATTAATTAGGTAGTTACTTTGCTGTCTACAACGCTTATAGCAGCACTTAATACTGCCAAAGTGCTTATAATTGTAGCAGTATCAACGGCAATTACATCTGCCACACTATCTACTATTACTATCTTACTATCAGCTGTTGATACAGCTGTAACAATTGCATCTGCTACACTATCAACAACAACTACTTTACTATCTACTGTAGATATGTTTACAATAGCTGTACTTATCGATGTGCTATTTACAACTACTTTGCTATCAACTATTACTATCTTACTATCAACTGTAGATACAGCTGTAACAATTGCATCTGCTACACTATCTACTATTACGACCTTGGAATCAACTGTAGATACAGCTGTAACAATTGCATCTGCTACACTATCAACAACAACTACTTTACTATCTAATGTAGATATGTTTACAATAGCTGTGCTTATAGATGTGCTATTTACAACTATCTTGCTATCAACTATTACTATTTTACTATCTGCTGTACTTAAATTGCCAGTTAATGTGCTTAAAGCTGTAGAAACAACAACTATTTTTGAATCTGCTGTGCTTATTGATGTACTGTTTACTGTAGCTTTGCTACTTGCAGTACTTATGCTTGTACTTAAGGCAGTATTAACACTTACAACTTTCGAATCACATGTTGAAACTAAAACTGCTGTACTATCAACTTTGTTTGCTGTAGATACAACTTTGGAATCTGCTACAGAAACGACACCAGATAGAGCAGTGTTCACAGATAATAATTTACTATCTACTGTACTTGTTGCTGTAGAAACAACAACTACTTTTGAATCTACAGTGCTTACTGATGTGCTATTTACTACTACTTTACTATCTACAGTTGAAACATTAGAAATTATTGTATCTTGCTCAGTTCCAATGCTATCAACTAAACTTGCAACACTTTCCATTATGCTTGCTGAACTATCAATTGTTGATGCAGTACTTTCTATTGTACTTACATTACCTGATTGTGCAGTAACAAGAGAATCAAGAACTGTTGCACTAGAAGCTATGGAAGACGCTGAACTTGTTACCTGTGTTACAGATGTTTCAATTTCCGCTATTCTTCCTTCAAATGTATTAGCCAAATTTTTCACCTCTTTTTTATACGAAAAAAGGCAATAAAAAAAGACTGTTTAAGTCTTGTTATTGCCTCAATTTATTTTAATGAATTTTACTTACTAAAATTTTATTAAGTAGCTTTATGAACATATATTCCATTAACCTTATTGGCGGGACAGAAACAATCATGGTAAATTCTATATTTTAGAATGTACCCATCTGCTGTCTGGTTTGCTGCTGCATCTATAATATTACTTGTTTTGTACTTTATAATTGCCATTGCAGCAGGTTTATAAACTAATATAAAATTAATAGCATCTCCACCAGCAGCAACACTATAACCATTTGTAGCACTGAAATCAAAATTATTATAAAACCTTCCCAAAGGCACTTGAATAACAGGCATATTATTAAATGATTTAATAGTTGTATCAATTGTTCCATTATTTTGTGTAACATTTATTGTCTTAAAAAATTCTCCTGAATCTTCCATTGCTTGCATAATTGCAGCCGATACAAATAAAATTCTCTGGTCTTGTGGAACTTCTGCATTATCCAGTGTTTGTATCGCTGTTCTAATTGCAGCTATAACAGTATCATAAGTTAATGCTGCTGGTGTTGCTGTAGTACCTGCATTTGTACAAAGTGTTTCAAAACGGTACGCGTCAACTTCTGAATTTACATAAACACGTTGAAACTCAGCCCCTACTTCTGCCATTTGTATCATTGCTTCTTTTTCATCCTGTGTATCAAGAATAAACCTTTTACCCCTATCTTGACTAAACTGGTGAGAAGCCCATGTGATTGTTAAGTCACCATCATCATACCCGGTGCTCCTATTATAAGTTCCAAGACCCTCAGCCGACAAAGTTTTAATGTATACAGTTTTTTCATTAATACTATCAAATTTATATAAGTTTGCAGCTGGTTCTAATATGCTTGTAACTGAGCCAGCTTTATATACCCTATCCAACATTTCTACATATTTTGAAGCATATGCAATGCTGTTATTATAAGCCATTTATTTCACTCCAATTCTTTTACAGTTTGTCCATAAAAGAAAGGTCTATATCACCACTTGTTGCAGGGTCATTATTTTGACCTGTTCTGACATCTTGTGTATTTTCTTTTGTTGTAAATAAATCAGCATAATTAGTCTTAATACTTTCCAATTGAGTATCAAAACCAAATAATTTTTCATTATCTATTTTTACATCATCAAAATTTATTTGATGCATTAATAAGTCAATATGCTTTGCTCCTGCTCCAACTAGACTTTCTTTCACCAAACTTTTCTTTAATACATTTTCAATTTCTTTATTTTTTAATTCAATTTCAGAATTAAACTTAGTTTCCAAATCAGAGTATTTTGTTTTAAATTCTTCTGATTCTTCTTTAAATTTTTCTGATTCTCCAAGTAATTTCTTTGTTTCTTCTAACTGTGTTTCATAACTTGTTACTTTTTCAGTTGTAGCTTTTAGCTTTTCTTCGCTCTCATCTAACTTTTTCTTTACTCCGTTAACGGTTTTGCCATGTTCAATCATTATTTTTTCTATAACTTCATCTTCTAACTTTAATTCTTGTAAAAATTCTCTTTTCATTAAATTTGCTCCCTTTACATTTATTAACGTGGTATAGTCCACGAAGGTTAATTATTTTACGCATAATTGCGAATTTATTGCATAAAAAAAGACCTCGAAAGGTCTTGTATTATCTTATTTAATTAATTTCAACTTCTTTTTCTTCCCAATCTCCACAGCCTTGTTGAGATAAATCACCTTCTATATTTTTTTGTTTAAATTTGCAGTATCCTTCTTTGTTGTTGTTGCATGTTTTGCATGATTTTTCTTGCATCATATCACCTTCTTATCTTTCACCAATCAATCTATCTAAAAATTTACAAGCTATTTCATTAGCTTTATCATGTTCTAAATCTGAATTATCCATAATTATACATGTTAAATTAGATTGCCATACATAATACAGACCTTCACCAGATTTATCTTGCTTATTTTCTTTTAAATTGTTTTTAATAATATTCATTGCAAAATTAAAATAATATTTAAAATAATATTCAACCTTAGCTGGAATTGGCATATATTCTGAAACAATTTTGTTAAAATTTATTTTGTTTTCATCATTAACCATCATATATGGTAATGGCTCATTTTTTTTTATAACATGTCTCATAATATTATTGCTACTGCTAACTCTATCATTACCAACGCGTATATTTGCTTCTGTCATATCAGAATAAGCAGTAATTTTAACTCCATTTCCGAAAATAAAAGTTATATCGTCAAATCCAATATCCCCTAATTGAATATCAGATATTTGATTTTTATTTTCTAAAAAATATTGTTTAATTTGTTCTTGACTCATTTTTTTTGATATTTCCATATAAACACCTCGCTTTTAAGGTATTATATATCTATTCATTAATTATTTCTATAAGGTCATCTATATTAGCCTTCACAATATTGTAATTTAGGTCAATTTGTAATGCTGAAATAAGATATTGTTTTTCCAAATCACATAATTTATAATATCCTGTCAAAGTTTCATGAACTAAACAATCATCAACTATTTCAGCTTCTGATATTTCTCTTTTCAAAAATGAAGCAATTAATATATTTTCAATTTCGCCTTTTTCTGCCATGTCTAATATTTTTTTCAGATAATTTACTAATGTATCTTTCTTTTCTTCTAATCTTATTATTTTTGTATTCTTCATCATCACCATATTCACTTTCTAGTATATCAACAGTTCCTACAACTTTATCCATGCAAAGTACCCAATTTTGGTTTTATATATTTCACATCATTAACAAATTTATCAAAGCAATTTTCCCATGCCATCATAGTATGAATGCATTTATGATCCATTGCATTCACAAATTGACCAAGATACCATTCTATTTTCCTTAACTTAGATTTTCTTGAATTGTATTTTAATTTTGTGCTGCCAACATATGCATCACTTTTTATACCTAATTTCAAAAGAATTTCATACCATTTAAAACATTCATCATAATTAGAATTTATTGAATTTTGAATTTTATATAACAACTTTTTATATTTTTTTATTTTAATTAAATTTACTGATTTCATGCCACACTACTTTCTTTATCATCAAACACTTTTCTATCATGTGTTGAGTCATTAAATAATTTCATATTTTTTTCTTTTTCTGCATCTAATTTAGTTAATTCTTTCTTCACGTCTTCAACAAAAGGGTGATTTTCAAGTATAGTTTCTTCGCTAACTAAACCCATGCTTTTTACACAATTGTCAATCTGCTCAGTCTCGTTAAATATCTGGCTTCTTGTAAACTTTATTTCATTGTTAATATTTACAGAATAATATAAATTGATAATTGCAATAAGTTGTATGTAAAATAATCTGATTTGTTTTTCCATATCAGAGCATTTCATGTCAAGATTAGAGTATCTGGTTTTTATAAGAGTATTTGTTATATTACTGCCGCCAAAATCCTCAGTAGGGTCAACGCCTCTGCCAAGTATAAATATATTCCTTCGTATTATATCCATTAAAACAGACCTTGCCTCGACAGGAATATCAACCTTTACAAAGTCAAAATCACCTTTTTCATCGACTGGAATTACATTATACTTTTTAAGTTGTTCCATAAATTCGTCTAAATCTTGTCCACCATACCCACGTAACATCATAACCATTTCTTGAAATTTTCGGACATTTTTTATAAATCCTGTAGCAATCTCATTATAACAATCAAGTAAAATGTCTATTCCTTCAAGGTCTGATTCGTGATTCTTATTATTATAAAGAGGTATAAAAGGCACAAAACCAAAGCTTTTTGGGTTTATTTCTTCTTCTACATCTCTATATTTTATTACTTCAAGGTAATGATTTTTTGTTGTTGTTGTTCCATATAGCTTATTATCTTTTATTTGAAATTCTGTTACCTGTGAATTATCCCAAACCTGTACATTATATATTTTTTCAGATTCATTTTTCTCTTTTTCTGATTCTTCATCTACCCAGAAATAAATTATATTTTCAATATATTTGTTATATTCATCAAAAATAGAAATAATTTGAGAATCGTTTCTATTAATCCAATCAAGCTTTTTTTGCTTATTTATATAAATCTGTACCCACCCTATACTATCCATAGAAGCATTTAATGCTGTTTTGTCAACTATATCCTCGATGTTGAATTGTTCAGGAATATTGGGTTTTACAGTGACAGGCTTAGACAAAGAATAATCAATCTTTTGATTAACAAGTACCTTAAACCAATTAGTATAAACCTCTTTTGTATTTTCAACCTGTTTTGTAACAATTTTATTTTGTAAATTGGGCTGTTGGTAAAATGGCATTTGTTCAGGTTTGTAATAATAATACTTTCTACCCTTGTATTCTTTTTTCTTTTTTTCTTCAATTAGCTTGATTACTTTTTCAATAGATAATTCCATTATTATTGTTCCTTAGATTTATTTTTTGATTCTGGTTTTATTTCATTAGGTTTATTTTTTGATTTTTTATCCAAATCATGGTTAATATCATTTAACAAATCAGCAGTTTTAAATTTTGCATTTAATTCAGATATTTCGCTTTTCAAATTTTCTATTTCATCAGATAGTTTAATAATTAAACTTATAGTTAGATTTGCAGAAATATTATTTCTTTGTATTCCACCCCTAAGCCTTATTATTTCTTCTTCATTAGCTAAGTTTCTTTCTTCCAATATTTTTAATTGTTCTATACTTTTTAACATGCTTTATTCCTTTCTTTCCATCCTAAAACTTTATTTTTCATATCATTTTCGAGGCTATACCTAGTTTGGTCGATTGAATGATCCTCGCCATCTAATTCAGCAGTTTGGTTTCCATCTTTGTCTAATTTATAATCAGCAGACTCAAATTCTTTTGCAGCTCCCGGAGTTCTTTTATAATCTATTACAATTTTATTTAAAGTATCTAACCATTCAAGACCATACTCAACTGAGCCGGGTCCTTTTTTGGCTCCCTTAATTTTTATACCATAACTTCTTAATTCATCTATCCCCTGTGGATTTTCACTATCAGCAATTATTATTGAATCATTGTAATTTCTTTCAATAATTTTATCTGCCAATATTTTATTTTTAAGTTTTACTGCTCTAATTTCATCTATAAAATAAAGTATTGCCCTTGTTTTATCAAGATGTTGTCTTCCAAAATTAGCAGGGTCAACACTAAAACCAAAGTCATGACCTTGTTTAATATTATCAAATCTTTTTATTTCATCATCAGTAATTGTTCTGAATTCCAAGTTAGAAAATGGAACAATTCCACCTCCGAGAGCTTCACCAAGATATAGCCATTTATATCTATTCTGATTAAGCTTTTTTACCTCTTCGGCTTCTTCAATAAAAGCTTCTGAAACGTGTAAATTATCTAAATAAGTACTATGATGAACATGGGTATTTGAAGGTAAAAATTGAGTATTGTATTTTTTGTTACACCAATTAGCTTTATTTTTTGGAGGATTATAAGTAAAATCAATCCCATAATTTAAACCATTTTTTAATTTAGCTCTTACAACTGAGTCAACAATTGTTTGTACTTCATCTTCGCTTCTAAACTCTGACAGTTCCTCAATCCATAATTCAGATAAAGGAAATCTTGATGTTTTAATTGATTTTATTTTTTGTGGGTCATCTGCTCCCCTGAATAAAATTTCCTGTCCAGTTGGTTTATATACTAACCTTAAAGGGCTTTTATAATCTTTCCAATAATAATCAACATTCATCAAGCATATAGCTTCTTTTAATTGCTCAAAAACAGAAGTCGCTAATGTTCCAGCGACTTTACGAACAACTAAAGTATTGATAGGATATTTCATCATTCTATAAATTTTTCTAAAGCTTACATGTGTTGATTTTGCAGAATTCCTCCCACCCTTAAGCACTCTATATAAATATTTATCAGCTATTTCATACCACCATTCATAAAAATTTTCATTAATCAAATTGAAAATATCTATCTTATCAATGTTAGCTTCCAGCATTTTTTTTATTTTTCCACTCTAAATATTTGTCTTCACCTTCAACAATTATTACTTTACCTTCAGTATTTGTATCAGTATTCAATTTCTTTTCTTCAAGTTCAAGTCTTTTATTATCTATTTTAATTTTATTTTCCAATTCTTTGTCAAAACCGCTTATATTCCTTAAAAGATATTTAATTGATTGAAAATCAGGTGGATAATATTTATCATATTTTATTAATTTCCCGGTTGGTGTAAGTTCTTTTATGTTCCTAGTAAACCCTAAAGCTTTATCAATTAAAGTTTCTTTTGCCTTAAATTTTGCATTATTAGCTTTTTCATAACTTATTTTAAAATTATCATATCTTTTTAACCACCTATAAAATGTTTTTTTATCTATTTTCAAAATCGAACAAATTTCAGTAATGTTTTTACCTGTAATCTTTAATTCAAAAATTATTTGGTTAAATTCAGGTATGTATTTTGTTTTATTTGCCATTTAATCAACTCTTAATTATATCCTCAGGTATGTATTTAACTGTAGAATTTATATTTTTATGTCCTAAAGCTATTTTAGCTGTATATATATCGCCTTGTTTGTATTTATTATAAGCAAAAGTTTTTCTAAATATATGTGTTCCATATGCTCCACGTAGTTTAGGTATGCTTGAAAATATTTCTCTAAATACCTGTTTTACCCTACTTGATGAAATATGATTATAATTACCATTTTCTAGTCTTCTATTTGATGGAAATAAATAATTATGCCACTTTAAAGATTCTATATACCTATTTACCGAAGCAGGTATATCACTGTCTTTGAACAATCTTTTTATTCCTGTTTTTTTCTCTTTTATATAAAAAGTGGCATTTGAACCATTAAAAACGTGGCTTTTTTTTAAAGTTATTACATCACACATTCTATAACCACAGCTGAACAAAAGCTCAGCCATAATACCATATTTAGTATCTGTCTTGTATGCAAGTCTTATAATTTTTCTTTCTGTCTGTTTATGCACTATTGGAAAGCATATCATTTGTTAAAATCACTCCAAGCAATAAAAGTGGCTGTTTAAATTTTGAAATTAAAATATGTTTATGTTTTATAGCTACATAAAAATAAAATCATTGGTTATAATTGTATATATAATCAATTAAAACTAACCCTTTGAACTATAAGAGCCACTTTTAAATTTTTAAAAAAATAAGTTGTAACCATTAGTTAAAACCATGTAAAATTTTAGGATATTCCAAAACCTAAATTATTTAGAAACAAATTTTTAAGTTGTTTAGGTTTAATTACATTTTATAGCTTTTATTTTTATTATGCATTTAAATATCAAAATCTATTCCAAATATATTAATTATTTGTATTTTGTTTAACTTTAATACTCTATTACTCTTTACCTTCATTTCAGAAATTTTTTTAAACTTTTTAATAATATCAAGTTCAAAAATTTTAACTTTTACTACTGAATATTTATTTTTATAAATTTTATTTAACTTTTTGCAAAAATCATCAGCATTTTTTTTATTATCAAATTGAATAAATGATGTATATCCATTTTCTATAATTGAATATTTATTTTTTAATTTATTCCAACTTTTTTCTTTCATTCTTTTTTATACTTGCTTTTCCATCTTTTCTTTTTCGGCTGCTTCTCTTATTTTCAACTTTTATTTCAATATCAAATTTTCTTTCTTGCATACAAAAAGGACATCTTAGCGACCATGTAAGGCTAATTGTCCTGCATCTTTCACACCACGTTAATATACTTTCCATAATTTTTGTAAAAAAAAATAGGGGAGAGCCCCTCTGTAAATATTTTAAAATATCTTGAATATAATTTTTTTTGTGTTTCTCGACATTGTAATCATCGCACAAAACAAAGTATCTTTCAACTATATTTTATCTATACTCAATCTATATAAAATCTATATACAAATCTATACTTAAACTATACTTAATCTATACTGATAATATATTCAATCAATCTATATTACTGTAATATAATTTATTGCAATACTGTTACATTGTACAAAATCAAAATAGACTAATATATATTTATTATGTTTTTATAAGGGAATGTATATTATAAAATTGAATAAATTTTTTTCAAAAAAAATAAAGCTGAATAAGCTTTATCTAAAACATTACACTTTTTTTATCTTCATAAAATGAGTATTGCAAATTTCACATATTATTAATTCATCTTCGTCATCTGGTCTTTCTTTTGGACATCCACACTCAGGACAAATTCTGTAAAAAGGTTTATCATATGTTGTATATTCATCCAAGTCATTCACCTGCCTTAATTATTTTATTCATTTTTATCCTCCTTGAACATTTCCTCTATCATCTCAGGCAAACCTGAGTTACGATAGCATTCTATGCAAGCTGCTTGTTTTTTATTATCTGTACTAAAAATTTTCCCGCAAACTTCACATTTTATCTGAAAAGGAAATGTAATTTTACCTTTAAAAGTATTCATTACTATAAATCCATCATCATCAACTATTATAATTTCATGGTACTTGTCAATATTTTCTTGTACAAACAATACAGATAATTCAGGATTATCTAATTCAATTGGTTCTCCATACCTGCCATTTTCGTCTACTAAATAACCTTTAAACATTTTAATCCTCCTTTATAAATTTAAATCTAAATAAACATCTTCCATTTCATCCTGAGCTATTCCAATATATCTCATTGTAATACCTGGTGCAGAATGATTAAATATTTTTTGCAATATCTCAATCCCAACTCCTTTCATTCTGGCATGATAACCAAATGTTTTTCTCAATGTATGAGTACCAATTTTATCTTTTATTCCAACTTCTTTGGCAACATCATTCAATATATCATATGCATGTATTCTGCTTATTGCTTTGTTGTTGCCCTTTTTGCTCTTAAATAAATACCAATCTAAATCATAATTATTTAAACTGATTATATATTCTTTTATAGCTTCTTTTGCAATTTTATTCATCTTGAATACTTTTTCTTTTCCAGTCTTTTTTTCCCTGATGTAAATATTATCTTTAGCTTTACATTTATGATCCATTACATCAGATAATTTTAATTTTAACAAGTCGCTTATTCTTAGACCTGTATTTATTCCAATTGTAAATAATAAATAATCTCTAATATTTTTATTCCTCAGGACAGCTTTTATTAATTTAATTTTATTTTTATCCCTGATTGGTTCAACTGTATTCATCTAAAACACTCCTTTTCAATATATCTTTCAAGTTAATTTGATTTTTCAAAGGTACATGTTTTTTAATGATATTTTCACATTTCATAATTCTTGCTTTACGATAAGGAGTTATTTTATTGTTTATATAAATATTTAGTATCCTCCTTCTTAATGCCTTAATTGTATCTATTTGCTCTTGTTCAAAACTATGAATTACCTGAGGCATACATATATTAAGTGCAATTTTTTCTAACTTTGATTTGCTTTTGCAAATATAACAACGTCCAAATGTATCGTTTCTAATACTTTTATGATTGCAATAAGGACAATGAAAAACATTGCTATAATGATATAAAATTTTTGGTTTGAAATTAAAACTTATCTTTTTTACTCCAAATACATTTTCTGAAATTGTACTGACTGAAAGAATACTATATACATCTTCCTCAATCTGTATTAAATCAAAAAAATTTTTTCTATTAACTTTTACTTTACAGATAAATTTCTCTGTTTCATGCTCAATTATTTCAAAAATATCTGAGCCATTATTATGAAATTCTTTTAAATTCATATTATTTTTTCACCTTCTTTCTATTTAACATAATACACTAATATTATATCATATGTTAGATTATTTTCCCACTAATTTAAAATTAAAAATAAAAAAGTATAGCAAGCCAAATAAAATAGATAGTTTGATATACTTTTCTTAATCTAACATAATACATATTGTGTTAGATTAGATTTTGTCTATAATCCTTAATATTTTTAAAAACAATTCTTTGTTAAGTTTCTCTTTAATTTCTTTTTTTTCTTCTGTTGTTAGCTTTTCCTGTATAAGCATATACCCATGGTCTTTGTTTCCTGCTTTGGAATCAATTAGGTATCCTAATTGTTCCAATAAAATTTTATAATGATATATCTGCCTTGGCTTTACGCCTAATTTTTCTGCCAAGACAGTTTTATTAATCCTTTCTCCTTTTTTAAGTATTTTTAACATTTGTATACTCTTTGCGTTCAAGTCGTTCATGCTTCAACCTTCTTTCTCTTTTCGTATTCTTCCCAAGACTTAGAAAATGTATGATTGCTAAACGCTTCTCTAAGTCCGGTTATCTGTTTTAATCTAATAATTTCATCAAGTTCCATTCCAAGATGTTTTGATATTCTTTCTTCGTCCCAACCGTCTTTGGTAAGTTCAAGTACTATTTTGCTCATTTCTTTTATTTGGTGTGTTCCTCTCGCTCTGTTATGTCTTATTGTGCTTGCCATTCTATTAGATATATCTTTATCAATTATGCTACATGGTATTACATTAGATTTAAAATAATCCTTTAAAACGGTATATCTATGAAAACCATCTACCACAACATATATATCTTTTTCTTTATCATAAATTACAACTATTGGCATTGTGACACCATCTTCTTCAATAGATTTTCTTAAAAGTTTCATTTCTGGTGTTGCTACCTTATTAGGGTTATATTCATTACTATATACTTTTTCTACAGGTATTAATTTTACTTCCATGCATGGCATTGTTAATTTTTTCATACACATAATTCTCCTTTCAAATATCTATTCATGTCTTTGTCAATTTTCCCATCTCCAACAAGCTTTCTATATTTTTCTTTAAGCTTGTTAAGTTTTTCAACATCTGACTTAGTTGCTGCAAAGCTAAGTCTTTTCATCCAAAAGTCATTTTTTTCAATTGCTCTTGCTATCCTTCTCCATGTAGCAATTTTTCTTTCAGATTCTAGTTTTAAATCTCCTGTATCTGCTATTTTTTCAACTGGCGTATTTTCTTTTTCTTCCCACCAAGCCATAGCAGTTTTAATTTTATTATAATAATGTTCCTCTAGTTCTGGAGCATAAATTCTAATTGATTCTAATAAAAATACTGTATATTCTTGCCAGTTCATTTCATCTGGCTTTTGAGTTGTAAGATTACCTAATAAACTAGTCCTTGCATAAATATTTCCAAAATTAACTCCGTTTACCCTGTTCAAAACTTTTTCCCAAGTTTCGTATTCAAGAGCTTTAAACTGGTCTAATCCATTTCTTTGGTCATCTCCATAAGGTTGACATAGTCTTTGTTCATGAATTGATAACCCATTTTTATACATCATTTCATATATTTCATTGTATAAAAAATTATATTTGAATACTGTTCCCCATATATCCTCTGTGCGAAAATCATATAGAGGAAAAAAATTATAACAGTAAAAAGGTTTAGCATTTTTTCGAACTCTAGTAGTCCACTGTTTATTTTTATACTTTTCTTTTGATTCTGAAATTATAGTAGTGAAACGGTTTAGCGATTCATCACTTCTTATTCCAATCCCTGTTGCTGTTAATCCGTTTTTTTCTGAATACCATTTTGCGAATTCAATAATAAATTCTTCAAATTCCATTTGAGGTTTAAACCAATTCCAGTTTAATTTTTCTATTTTGGATTCATTTATAACATGCTTATTTTTAGGCATATCACGAACCCACTTATTTTTTTCTGAAATATCCCAGCATGTCCATTTTGGCTGTAAAATAGACACTGCATTACGTAAAGATAAAGGTAGACATATCCAGTATATTTTATTAATCTGTGTACACGAATCAAACAATTCTTGCACATGGTCAATAGTTGCTTTATATTGTGCTTCTAAATCAATAAAAAGAATATCGAATTTTTTATTATGCTCTTTAGCTTTCATATTAGCTAATTGAAGCATAACAGAGCTATCTTTTCCGCCTGATACGCTGAAATATATATTTTCAAATTCTGTAAATATATAATCATATCTTTTCAAACAGGCATCTAAACATGTTTCATTTTTATATATTTTTGCCATTTTATACCTCCTAAATCAAATAATTCTACATAGTACTATACATATATAATACTACATAGAATTATATTAGTCAATACATGTATTATTTTTCTTTTATGATAAATACCCTGAATTCACTCTGTTTAGAGTATTCATCATATAGAAAATCTTTCTTCAACCTATCTGTATCTACTCTTGTTGTTTTTCTTAATCCCCAATTAATATAAAAATTATTTGTTTCTGCCTTGCTACCTCCATCCATAGCAAGTTTTATTTTATTTTCATATAAATTTATTTCTTCTTCTATTTCTGCTTTCTTTTCTTTTAGTTCTTTTAACTTAATAATCATTTCTTCGTAATCGGTATCTAAACTACATATTTCTTTACTTGTAGGAGTAGGATATTTATTTTTTATAAAATTAACAGCAGCTTGACTGCCATCAATTTCAGGCTCTTCTTTTGCTAATACATTTTTATGCCAAAAATCCCATGCTTTTGGCAATAATATATTTTCAATCAAATTTGAATCATATATAATTTCCTTCTGGGTATAAACTTGACCACCTATTAACCCAGCAATATAACTTTTATGTATACCAGTAATATACATGTACCATTGAACTTGATATACATAGGATACAGGTATTATTCCGTTAATCCAATCATCTTTAGAACTTGCTCCTGCTGTTTTGCACTCTAAAATCGCTGTTACTTCTCCATTTTCTGTAATCAGCCTGTCAACATTTGCAAGTAAAAAATTATAATTTTTATTTTTCAACATATCAATTTTGTAACATTTTGCATTATTTTTTCTTTCAAATTCCATTGCAATTACATCTTCTAAAATTGTACCCCAACGCATTCTTTCTTTTGCTTCTTCAGTAAATTCTTGCCTAGTTCCATATACCTTGTATAAATATAAGTCCATCAAGCAAGCATATGGATTAACTCCGCATATAGTACCTATTTCACTCCCGCCTATTCCGTATCTTCTAGTAGACACCCACTTATTATTATCGCCTTCTGTTCTTTTAAAAAGTAATTCACAATCTTTCAATTGATTAAGTAACATTTCATTTGTCATTTCAATTTCATTTGTTTTCATATTTTTTCTCCTTTAAATTTTTATTTTTATAGTTGTCTATCCATCTTTTGAAAGCATTAACTAATTTTTCTTTTCTGAATAAGCAGTTTAATATTACTTCATCTATAGAATCATATGCCTTTATGTCATAAATCCATGTCTCTTTATCCTGTCCAATCCTATATATTCTGTCTTCGCTTTGACTTCTAGTTGCAAAGTCAAAATCATTACTGTAATATATAGCCCTATTGCAGAATTGAAGATTTAATCCATATCCTGCACATGTTTTATTTGCTATAAAAAATAGTGCTTTATTCCTGAATTTTTCTATATTTTCAATCCTTTGCTTTTGTTTTATTTCTCCGTAAAAAGTGGTAACCATTTCTGGTCCATACTTTTCAGATAATATTTTTTCTATATCTTTTATTTCACTTGTATATTTGCACCAGATGATGTATTTTTCATCTGATAGTATATCAAGTAGTTTTTTCATTCTTGGATTATGCAAGGGATTTTCAAAAAATGGTTTTGTTCTTATCCTATATTTATAGTTTGATATAATTCTATTCCCTGATGTAACGTGTTGTAATGCTGTAAACAAGCGGTATATTGTTGTTGGATCATACTCATCCACTTGTTCCAAAAATTCAAATTTGACTTCAATATAATGTTCAGCTTGCTTTTCTGTCATTTCAAATCCATATTCATTGTATTTTTTATCAGGTAAATCTATACACTCAGATTTTTTCACCTGATAAGTATATGGTGCAATCTTTCTTGATAAATAATCAACATTTAATGTCCTTCTTATTCTGCCGTAATCATCGTATTCAAGATGATTTGCAGAAAAACTCCAGAAAGACTTGTATCCTAAAATTCTCCAATCTAAAATATACCATTGTGAATATAAGTCTGCCTCGTTTTTGCTAACTGGAGTACCATTTAAGATTAACTTATATTTACATATATCAGCTAATCTCTGGATATTTTTAGTCCTCATTGTTGCAGGATTTTTTACAAGATTTGATTCATCTATTATAAGATAAGTCTTAAATTTATTGACCAATTTTAATAATAGTGAATTCAATCTAATTGAACTGGACAAGCTTTCTATTCCATGAATCAAAATTATATTATTATAATCAGATCCAACATGCTTATCCAGCTCTTTTTTTATTTCAGACTTAACAGAACATGGACAAAGCCAAAGAACCTTTTCGACTTTGCTTGATTCTAATCGATTTTTTATAAGTTCTAAGGCTGTCCTTGTCTTTCCTGTGCCTTGCTCCATATACAAGGCACCTATTTTAATTTTTGATAATTTTTCAACTGCCTTTATTTGATGCTCTTTGAGTTTAGTCTTTAAGATCATCTAAAATATCATCCTTACTATTTAAAATTTCTTCTAACTTATTTACTTCTTTATTGCTAGTATTCTTTGTTTCTGGATTTACAGTTTCAATTTTTTCTATACTTTCCCTGAATTTTTCTATTGTCTTCATTGCATTTTCTTTTACAGTAAATCCATTTAATTCTGCATAATCCAATACTTCTTCAAAATGTTCAATTTTAACCGATATGTATGGACTTTCCCATTTTGAGCTTTTTATTGTTTTGGCTGTCTTATATAAAGTATCATTTCTAAATTTAAACCAGATACCCAATCTTCCATTTTCCAGTAAAACAATCCATTTTGTTATTTCTTCTTTGTATTCTCCTTTGATAGCTTTATTTTTTAATTCAATGCTATCAAATTTCACAGGAAAGCCAGCATTAAGAAGCTTGTTTCCTGCTTCGATTATTCTATCTTCTATAGTTCCATTTTTACTATTTATAATTAATTCCCAGGTATAATTACTCCAATCCCAGCAAAAATCTTTTGATTTGATTATTTCTTTGAATTTATCGTCTTTGCTGTACTTAGCTGTAATTTTATTTTTACGCATAGTCAAAATTACAGGTTCTAAAGATTCTGAATTTTCTGGATATGCTGTTAATTCTGTTTCAATTTCCTTTTCAAATTCTTTCTCAATTTTATTTTCAACAATATCATTTAAAAATTCTTTAAAAATCTTACTCATAGTACTTGAATAAAATTCCCTATTGTCTATATAAAATTTTGCTGTAACTTTATTTTCCAATATCCAGTTTAAAAATTTTTTTGAATCAAACTCTTTTGCTGTTCTTGAAATATATCTAGTATCAAGAACAATTTCAGAGATTCTAAAATAGTCATCTTCTTTATCAAAATAAATATATTTATTTTCAATTTTTTCTATAAATTTTTGCCTAATTGTATTTGCCCAAGGTACTTGTTTTTCTGTGCCTTGTAATTCAGGCAATTCCATTTCTTTTGCCTTTTCTGTTGCTTCCTTTTTCTCCTTTTCCAATTTTTCTAAAAATGCTTTTTTATAGCATTCTTCGCAAAGATTTTCAAACTTTTTGTCTGCAATCCATTGCCTGTTTTTAACTGGGCCAATTATATTAACCCTTCCTTCGCACCCACATGAAAATGTTCCATAATACCATGCCATGACTCATTCCTCCATCAAATATTATACTTATATAATACTATAAAGTACTATATAAGTCAATAGACAATACTATGTAATATAAGTGTAATAAACAACAAAAAAGCCTTATGTGGGATAAGGCTTTTTTTTGTACATCTTTATTTATTATTTAATATATAGATATTTAATACTCGTTTTTTCAGGATAAAACGGCAAAAACCTATCTGAATTATATCATAAAAATAAAAAAATATATGGTATAATTCTTTAAAAAAGTTGGTGCAATATGAATGTATTAGAATGGCTATTTTTCTTCATAATTTTATTATTTTTCTTTGTAATATGCATGATATTTGCAATTTTTTATATATGCTATATTATTATATTGTTGCCTTTTTATATTGTAGCAGGCATCATTAATTTATTAGGAAGGTTATTTTATGTTTAAAATATAGGTGGTATTTAGTGAAAAAAATAGAAACTCAATTAATTGAAATTTTTGATAGTTTTGGATTTAAAGGATATGTAAAACCAATATATTATATCAATAAAAGAATCCTAATGTATTATTTTTCATTTACTGGTAGATGGGGAATCCATAAAAAATATCCAAATAAAGAGTTTAGAGATTATTATTTTATATTAGAAAACGAAAATGATTTTATTAAATTTAACTTTGATGAAATTGAAAAAATAAAAAAATATTTATATAATAATTTTTACAAAAAATTTTAAGTGAGTATAAAAAAGAGCCATTACAGCTCTTTTTGTTGTTGTTCTATTTCAATAATTATTTTTCCATCTTTTTTGACTGCTTTAATTTTGTATATCTCATTTTCAAAATCTTTTCCGCTGCCTTCTAGTTCTTCTAATTCCTTATACTGAATTAACATATTAATCATATCACTTGCAACATCGTGTATGTAACCTAATTTTTTCATTTTAAATCCATCCTATTCTTCTACTATTCTTAATAAATCCCATTCAAACATATCTAAATGACAATCTAAAAAATGAGATTTTTTTTCAATTCTTTTCATTGCTATTCTCTGTTCTTCATCGTTAAAATAAACAATATAAATTTTATTTGACTTTAACCCAATATATTTCTGACCTATTTTTAACTTTGGAATAGTTTTATCAGCATCTAAAGTTTTATAATAATTAGCTTTTTTGATTTCATAATCATCCATCAAAATTCCTCCTGTATAAATTCACAATCACATCTTATTTTTACTTTTCTTTTTAAATTTTAATGTTTGTGGTCTATCTTCTCCAAAATTTAAATATATATAATCTTTATCATCTTTTAAAACATTAATGCTATCATATGTAAATGCATAATCAAAATTATAATCTGTTTTTTCTTTTATTTCATCATTCCATATTAATAATGCATTATCTAATAATTTAAAATAATTAACTGGAGGATTATGTTTTAAAAATGTTTTTACAATTAATTTATTCAATCAAAATTCCTCCTTTCCTAACTCATTAACCATCTTTTACAACTTCCTAGAGACTTAAATTCTTCTGTCCATGCATGGCTGTCCTTATTATCAATTCCAATGTAAACTCCATTGTCAATTGTATAAAATAATCCTAAAGGTAATCTATTTTCAATTATACTTAGAGATTTTTCTCTACTTACTTTTTTAATACTCATTTTTAAAACCTTTCTGGAGGCTGTTACACCTCCATCTACTTTATACTGGTTCACATAAATTCGCATTAACCCAGTGAAATCCATTTTTAAAATCATGTATTAAAAATTCAGTTATATACTCACCATGAATATGAGTAGCAAAATAATTTTTTTCTTTAACTACATCATAAACCTTATAATACGAAGTTTCATCTTTTCCTTTAATTTTTACTTTAAACATAATCTTTCCTTTCTCTTTTTAGCCAATACTTTAAGCATATCTGCTAAATTCTTCTCAAAATACTTACTAACTCTTACATTGATTCCAGCTTCATCATTTTTGCATTGTTCTTTTATAGTCACTCTATCCATCCTTCCTGTGAAAAAGGATTAACCAATTTTATTCCATCACTTTTTAAATCTTCTTCACATTCATTAATATAATATTTCTTGCAAATATCAGTATCAATCAAAAATATTTCTATTACATCTAAGTATTCATCATATTCAATTCCATATTCCATATCATATGTTTCCTCTTGTTCTAATTTAGCAATAATAATATATCTATTGTCAACTTCTATTTCTTTAGCATCTATCAAATTTTCAAGTAACATGTCTATAGAATCAGTACAATCATAATCGTCTTTAACATCATAAGAATATTCAACTCTATCACTTATAAATCTTTCAGAATCATTGAACACATCAACAGTTATCACTACATCACATTTTTTCATACCTCTTCCCTCGCTTCCCCCTCTAGCATCTTTTCAATATCTTTCTGAATCCTATCCAATTCCATGAAATTTATGAATCCCTCTGTAATAATATATTCAATAAGCGTATCTTTGCTGTACTCATTAAGTTTTTCGATTACTGTACATTTTTTTATATGCTTTCTCATGTCCTTTTCTCCCTTCATTTCATAATATTCAAAATCCAAATTTTTTATGTATTCTTCAAAACAGCAATTACAAAGTTGTAGTATTATATCCCTATCTATTTCACATCCACACTTTTCACACCTCATACTCCACCTTCTTTATTTTCTGTTGCGATTTCATTTAAAAATTTTCGCAGTATTTCTATTTCACCAGATGCATATGTTATTTGGTCATTTACTATGTTTAAGTCATTGTTAACTATTCTTTGCTCTTCTTCATTGCCAGGTCTTTTTAGTAATAACTTTGCCCTTTCTTTTGAAAGATTATCTCTTCGTTTAAATTTTATGTCCAGTAAATCAGAATACTTTTTATACAAGCTATAACTTATTTTTATTTCAATACACATATATCTTCACTTCCCTTATAATCCGAATTTATATATCTCACATTGCCAATTACAACAGATTCAACTTTATAATTGAAATTATTATCATTAAACCTTTTCTTAGCAAAATTTACAAAACTGATTACTTTTATACTCATATGATTTTTATTTGACATTTTACATAATCCTCCTTTTGAGATTCTGTATTATTTTCATTTTTAAATAATTTTATAAATCTCTGCTTGTTTCTTCTCCTAAGTAATATTTATGTATGTCCTTTTCAATTATAAAAGAATCTACTAACTCAAAGCATACATCATATTCAATTGGATCAAATTGTCCATTGCCTTCATAATAATTATAATTAAATAAAAAACATGATTTTGTATCAAAATACTCTTTCAGCCCTTCTTCTATTCCTACTAAATCACCTAAATTATCACCTATAAAATCATCAAAATTTATTCCTTCTTTTTCTTCATAATTACTTTCTAATATTTCTCCATTCATACCTATATCAAATATTACAACTATGTCAGCTTCTTTAATTTTCATAAACTCATTCCTCCTACTTTATATATTTAATATTGTCATACAAATTATTAAAGAAATCATCATCATATTTTCTTTGTTCATAATTTGTACTTTGTACTGGTTTGCTTTTTCCTTTCTCTTCTTTTGGGATATTATATTTATCTATAACTGCATTTATAAAATATCCTGTTACATTTTCCTTATTCCTATTTTTAAATTTATCCCAGTTATCAAGATAATAATTTATTGTTTCCAAAGATGATTTTTCTAAAAGAGAATTTACTCCCTTAATTGTAATTTTAGAATTAATAATATTTTCAATTTTATTCTTTAGTTCAACAACAACAACATGTTTTGACTTTTGCTCTTGTTGTTGCTCTTTCTCTATCTCTTGCTCTATCTCTTGCTCTTGCTCTGTGTCACACAAAGTCACATCGCCGTCACATTGTGACGTTTTTGATTCTATCAAATTCTTTCTTTCCCTGTATCTTCTAGTTCTTTCAGCACTTTCAGATTCCTTTCCAACCATTTTTGGAACTGAGTTCATAAAAAATTCATCTGTAGAAACTTCTTTAATTAAATTATTTTTTAGTAAAAACAACATTGTGACTTTTACATTTTCCGATTCTTCATCTATTTCTAATGCAATTTCTTCTGAGAAATCATCTTCAACACCTTCAAAATATAATTTTCCTTCATGTTGCAAACTAAGTAATAACATTTTTAAATATATAATCGTGTATGTATCTCCACCAGCAATTTTCCTTAATTTTTTGATTTGTTTTTGCCTAAAAAAATCATCTTTTAACTTTAACCAATAGTATTTTTTAGCCATCATTCACCTCACAGGAAACCTCTTAAGAGGCTTCCTTTTTGTTAGTTTTCATAGTTGCTTCAAGCTTTTTTATAACTGCTTCATACTGCAAATTATTAAGTTTTTTTCTTGAGTTTATTCCAAATTCATTCATAATAAAATTTTTAATTATTTCATCTGATACATTTGCTTTTGTTTGTATTGTGCATAATCTTTTGACTTGCTCTGGAGTTGTTTGATATACATTTTCTAATGTTGGTATCTTCCAGTAAAAATAAGTACCGTTTTTTGTTTTAGCTTTTTCCGTGAATCCATTTTGTTTATTTATGCTACATTCGGCAAACCTAAATTTTTCTTTATACAGATACCTTCCTATGCCATATCCAGATGAAGCAACACGTTTAAAAGAGTCTGATATTCCGCCTTTGGTTGGTTCAATGTTTGTTTCATCTGCTCCATTTTCTTTTGTAACTGTTTTACCGTTTACAGTAACTTTCAATGTACATATCCAACCATTTTTAGTTGTTTGCCTATAAGTATCTTCCCAGTTTTCAAAACCAAATACATCATCTAATCTTTCTTGAATTGCTCTAGCCTGTATAAAAGGTATAACCATACACCATGGTTTTCCATTTTTATCAAGTCCAGATTGTTGAACCCTCCATTCGATGTCATCGTTATCAAATCTGGCTTTTAAAAGTTCGCTATAGTTCATATTTGAATTTTCCATATTAATCATAATAACCTCCAGAAATTTTATTTTAGAGAGGGTTTAAACCCTCTCATTTATTTTGTTAGTAAACTGTTTAATGCCATTCTCTTTTCTGCCTGTTCCCTTATAAAAAGTTTATTACCTGTATTTAGGAATCTGTGTGTTTTTATTTTTCCTATGTTCCATTTCAACATAAGGGATTTTCTAAGTTTCATATATCTATTTGATATTATTGTGTATTTTGACATTTAAGCAGCCACCTCCATTTCTGGAATAAAACTGTTGTAATAACCTGATGTTTTAAGATATGTTTCAAATTCTTGAGCTTCTAATTCCTCTGCGTACCAATCTGGAATCATTTCGTACCCTTCAATGTTTTCCATGTAATAATTTGACATAATAAAATACCTCCATTGATTTTTTTGGAGGTACGATGTATACTAAATATTAGTTAGGGATTTTAGTATACATCGTACCGGAATTTCTCAGTAAGGTGGTTGTTCGTAGCAACCATCTTACATTTATAATTATAACTTACTTGCAACAAAGTGTCAATATAATATTATAACAATTATATTACAAAAAAAATAAAACCTAGTAAGGTTTATTTTTTTAGATTCTTTTCATAATATTCTAAGAAATCAATATGGAATATATACACTCCTCTCTTTTGCTTATCTGCTTTTTTGTATTCATACAAGTATGTTGGTATTCTGTTCCTATCAATAAAATCATATAAATTTTGATTTGTTGTATTTATTTTCTCAGAAACTTGAGCCAGTGTTAAAACTTTTGACAAAATATTTTTATCCAAAAATATCACTCTCCATTCACTTTATTATAATTTTATGTTGTACTTGGTTATAAAGTCAATCACGATTAAGAGACTTTGTATTGACATTTGCAATACATTACTTGTTTTCTTGCAAGTATGCTTTGTTTTTCTTATTCGATTAACTAAATTTAAATTATAGGAAATTTTGTATATAATATTTATGTATTTTATAAATAAGGAGTGGTTTTATTGAATGATTTATGGGCAAAATTATTAAATTTATTGAAAAATGAATTATCAGAACTAAGCTTTAACACATGGATAAAGACAATTATACCTTTACAAGTTGATCATAATAATATTATTTTGGAAGTTCCGACTGAATTTGCAAAAGGAATTTTAGAAACTAGATATAATTCTTTAATAGTAGATAATATTCTAAAAATTACTGGTGAAAATTATAATATAAGTTATACTGTAAAAAATAAAAATGATTTTAATAGAAATTGAGGTAAAAATATGAATGCAGTTTGTAAATTTGAAATATATTTAAATAATAAAAGTGAATATAAAATAATTCATGAACTTATGTTTGAACAGAAAAAAGTTATGAATACTGCAATTAATGCAGCATATGAATTTTTTACATTTAAGCTAGATTATAAAGAAAAACATGGTTTATTTCCTAAACCTAATGAAATTCTACAGAAATGTGAAAAAGCTGAATTTTACAAAACTTTTGATGGATATATCGATTCATTTTTAGGTAAAAAATATATCCAAAATTGCAGTTCTAATCGTACAAGTGCAGTAAAAAAAGCTATTGGAAGATTTAATAATGATAGAATCGACATTCTCAAAGGTGAAAAGACTTTATGTGTTTTTAAAAAGTCTAATTGTATAACATTACATAACAGAAGTATTAATTTACATAAAGAAGATAAAAAATATTTTGCAGATATAAGTTTATTATCTTGTGTTCACAAAAAACAAATTAACAGAGAATCTGGAAAGTTTTTATTTAATTTAATTGTTTCTGATAATTCACAAAGAAGCATTTTATCAAGAATTTTCGAGGAAAAATACAGCATAAAAGAAAGCCAATTAAGGTATGACAAAAAAAATAAAAAATTTATGTTATTTTTAACATATTCTTTTGAACAAATTTCTGTAGAACGTTTAAACATAATGGGAATAGATATGGGTATTATTTATCCTGTATACATGGCTATTTTTGGAACTCTTAAAAGATATAAAATTACAGGCGGAGAAATAGAAGCATTTAGAAAAAAAGTAGAGGCTGAAAGATATAAAAAAAGACAACAATTATTAGTTGCTGGAAAAGGTAGAAAAGGTCGTGGGCGTAATTGCATGTTAAAAAATGTTACAAAGATATCAGATAAAATTTCCAGGTTTAGAAATTTAATAAATGATAGATATTCAAAAAGAATAATTGATTTAGCCATTAGAGAAAATTGTAAAGAAATTAGAATGGAAAATTTATCTGGAATATCAAAAGATAATTTATTTTTAAAAAATTGGACATATTATGATCTACAAAGTAAAATAACATATAAAGCAGAAAAAGAAGGTATAAATGTAATATTGATTGATCCTAAATATACAAGTCAAACATGCTCAAAATGTGGATTTAAAGATAAAGAAAACAGGAAAAGTCAATCAAAATTCATTTGTAAAAACTGTGATTTTTCTGAAAATGCTGATTATAATGCAGCTTTTAATATTGCAAATCCTGATTTTGGGATAGCCGGGGGCGATTTGCCGTCCTAAAGGCGAGGCTATATTAGAACTCGCCAAGCAGCTACGTAATTATGTAGTGAGCAGCTCGACTAAAGGTCGAACATTTACACTATAATTGGTCGAAAATAAATATATACATAATAAAATATGTCGATCTACTATGGTTTTTACATTATCGAACATTGACATATAAATTTTACTTTTTTTTGCTTCATAGCACTTGAAAACAGTATGTTTTGTAGTGGGTATTAATACGACCATGGTGAAATGTAAAGCTCAAGATTAGAAATTTTATTATTCAACTTGTTTCGTATTAATACGACCATGGTGAAATGTAAAGGATAACAAATATTAATAGTATTCATGATAATATTTGGTATTAATACGACCATGGTGAAATGTAAAGCAAAATCAAATAGGAAAGCAATCATGTTATCAAAGTATTAATACGACCATGGTGAAATGTAAAGGTATATATAATAATTTTCTTTTATATCTTTAAAAGTATTAATACGACCATGGTGAAATGTAAAGGAGACTTACCAATTCAACTTTATAAAGTTTGTTATCGTATTAATACGACCATGGTGAAATGTAAAGAAAAAAATCAATGAGGTATTTTTAATTTAATTAATTTAATAAATTTTTAATATTAGGAAATATTTGAAGTATATATAATTAAGTAAAAATAAAACAAAGGAGATCCCTATGAAAAAAACAATTTTAGTAATGATAATAATGGTTTGCATTTTGTCTGGCTGTGATTATGGACCAGAAGTTGAAAAATATGATGGGAAAAATACAGATGCTACAACAACAACAGAAAAAACAGAAGTTACGGAAAAAGAAAAAGCCCCAGAAATTTATAACGATCTGGAAGTAAAATTTGAATTGAAGAAAACATCTTATGGGTCCAATAATCTTGTTGGAATATATAAAAATAATTCTGAATATGCTATAACTAAAATAGAATTTAAAGTAATTTTTAAAGATAATAATACTACAGAATACATTGACAGCAGTGAAACTGTATTGCCCGGAGAAACATCACCAGAGTTTGACTTTTCTTTGATTGATGATGATATAAAAGAATCAGCTATTGAGGTATTAGAGGCAAGGATTGAAATAAAGGATAAGGATGGAAATGAAAGATATATTCTTTATGATAATAAGCTTAAAATACATGAGTATACAATAATATAAAAAAGAGCCTGTAAAAGCTCTTTTTTTTTGGTAGAAACACTTAATACTAAACATGATTTTTATTATTCATACTTATTTTATATTATAAATATGAATAAATCAATAAAAGAAAAAGCTTTCGGCTAAATTTTCATTTTTAACTTTGTCAAGTCATATCCTTCCCTTGTAATCATTTCATGAAGTCCAAAAACTGCAATTTCTATAATTTTTACTTTTGATAGCATTGTTTTTTCTTCTATTTCTTTCATTAGTTTTATTGTTTCATCAGATAGTGTATATGATTTTTTAGTTTTCATTTAAAACATTCCTTTCCAAAACTTTTTTGTCTATTTCATATTTTTTTATAATTTCTTCATGCTCAAATTGATATACAGCATCATCACCAACATATGCTATACATTCATATTTTACATAGTCATTACTTGTATCTCCATTATTATTGTAATGAAACCATCCCTCTTTCTTTTTTAGTATTACATAAGTTCTATCAATATTAAAATTCCCTTCTTCATATTCATCTGATGACGTTTCTGATTGACCATTGTTGCTATGTTCGTTTTCATAATCAATTCCAAATTCAAGTTTTGAATCTGATGAATATAATAAATATCCAGTTTCCTCGGTTCCTTCGCTTCCTGCCCAACTATGCGAACGCGAGTGGTCTTCTAAAATTATTTCTTTTGAAAACTCTATTGGATCTGTTATTTTTTTAAATTCAATATTTTTAAATTCTAAATTTTCAAAAAGTTCTGGATTCTCATTTAAAAAGTCCATAATTTTGCTTATTATTTCATGAAATTTGATATCAGTCGCTTTCATGAAGTCAGATACAAATGTAGCTACTTTTTCAATCATAGTTACTTTTGCCCATTCTTCCAGTTCTTCTTCTTTTTCTGCTTCAAAATCTCTATATCTTTTTGATATATAAATAACATTTTCTATAATATCATCTATGTTGTAATATACTGTTATATTATTAGATATATAATCTTTTCTACCAGAAAAGGACATTTTTATTATTTCAACATCTTCTATATCTTCACAGATAATTTTCATAAAATATGATTCTTCTGTGCTTGTATATTCCCACATTTTATGTGATAAATCTACTTGTTTTAAATTTGTTACTTTTCCAAATTTCATTTCAGAAGAGTTTTCTAATTTGGATAAATTAATTAAAATTTCTTTCATTATTTTCTACCTCCAAAAAATTTTTATTTAGTTTTGATAAATACATTTCGACTTCTTCCTTTGTATCTGCCCATATTCCATTTTTACTACTGGTTTCATACTTATTTCTTATAAATTCTTCTCTTGTACAAATCATATTTTCGCTTTTTGAACCCTTTGGAAGTTTTTCACCATAAAAATTTTTTAAATTTTTTTCTTCTTCCTCTGTTATATACAATCTATCGGCAAGTTCTTCCCATAATGTATATGATCCAATATGGTTGAACTTGCAACCAACTGAATCTACTTCAGTAATATACCAATATTTATCCTCTAATAATTTTTCTTTCCCAATTGTCTCTAACCACAAACCATTTTGGTCTATAGATATCAATTCTAAGTTTTCGTAAAGCAATGGACAATTTTGTCCTGATAAACAATTATTATCTTTGTTGTACCAAGGAGTATAATCTCCTTGAATATATATTTTGTTGTCTCCTTCAATTTGTATGTTATAATCAAACAATTTTTTCATAATAATCTCCCTTTATAATTTTATTTAGAGTAATTAACTCTATAGTGCCTACCTGCTAGATAAGCACTAACAGTTAACTTCCTTCAAAAATACTTTTGCAAATTTTGTTTCTTCATCCCAAGCCCAAAAATCAGTTACTATAAAATCTTTGTTAATTAAACTTTCTTTTTCACTAGAACAATCTTCACATCCCAAATCTTCACATTCTTGTTCATTATCATAATCAACTTGATGTCCTTCGACATCATTTTCTATTACAAATATTACTGAATATTTTCCACTTGTTTCAACGTTAAATTGTCCACCATCTGTCCAACATAACCCAGGATTTAATACTCGACCTATTTCATACTCTGGAAGCTCATCTATTTGTATTTCTCTTGTTGCAGTCCCTCTCCAGTTAATAATTTTTGAATAATCTAATCTTGTCATTGTATTATCTCCTTTAAATTTAGTAGGTCTCTCAACCTCTAAATATATTTTACCATATAAATATGGTAAAAGCAATATAAATATGGTAATGTAATATAATTGTAATATTTGTATAAAATATATGTGATAAAATTTTGATAAAAATACAAAGGAGCGAATGATTAATGTTTAAAAAAGCAATCAGTATATTTTTAATATTTGCATTTATAATTATTGCAACAATGGCTATATTTGCAGAAACAGAAACACCAGCAGGGGCAGTTGTAAAATTAACTAAGATTGAAGGGCTAAAAAATAGCCTTGGAGTTCAGAAATTAGACATTAGGGTAAATGGCTTAGATGGGTACAAAAAATTAGTGTCAACTAATTTTGAATCAGTTTATTTTGAAGGAGAAGAAGTTCTGGAAGTTGAAGAATATCCAGAAACTACAGCAGAAACTACAGCAGAAACTACAGCAACACCAGAAGCAACAGCAACAAATACAGATACTATTACATCAACGCCAGTCAATACTGGAGATATAACACCAGAAATTACAGAAGTTACAGCAACACCTACAGAGACTCCAAAAAATTCTGATGTTGACGAAATGCCAGATACAGGCGATACAGACACAGCAATATTAATAATTTTTGGTATTGTTTTGGTTGGAAGTTCGGGAATGTTTTTATTTTTAATGAGGTTAAAAAATGCAAAAAATAATTGATAAGATTGAAGAACTAAAACTTAAAAAAATAAACTTATTAAAAACACTTGATAAAAATTCAGGTAATAAAAGACAATCATTAGAAGCAGAATTCACATTTAAAATGCAAGCATACAGAGAATGTATAGAAATAATAAATAATAGAGAAATAGAAACTGTTTCTGATGGATATCATACTTTTGATGAATTATATTTTCATAGAATGATTTTATTTTCTGTGATATGTGAGCAAAATATATTAAAGGCTTGGAAATCAAAATTACACTATGATGGTACAATGTTTGAAAATTATTTTATAGTTGGAATTAATACTCCAGAAGGACAATATAGTTATCATTATCATATGGAATATTGGGATCACTTTGAAAATATAAAAGAAATTCCAAATGCCCCTGAATGGGACGGACATTTGCCAAAAGATGTTACAAGATTGAAGTCTTTATAATATACTATTGTGAACACAAAAAATATACCCTTATAACTTGGGTATATTTTTTCTATTTTGTATTTTAATTTTACTAGTATAAATTTAAGTATTTAATATTTAAATCGATTCTAGCATTTTTTATCAAGGAGTTTGTCGGGCGTTTAAATTAAAATTTTTTCTAGCTTGAGTTCTTAATTTTTCTTTTTGTTCTTCAGAATAAATTACTGGCTTTGAAAATTTTATTAATTTCTTTTCAAGACATATATAATTTTTATATTCATCTGATTCACCTTTAAATTTATAATGTTTTGGAAACTTACTACATAATTTATCAAGTCTTTCTTTTATATTTGTTTCCGATGTACTTATCATAACTTCATTGTTTTCATTATCCCAATTTATTGCTGTTTCTCTCAATTTAATTCCTCCAAATTATTAAAATTTATTCATCCTATTTTTTACTTTTCTAAAGCTTTCGTAAGGCTTCCAATAATCCTCATATTTTTTAAGATAATATTTTCTAACTACAAAAATTATAGCTACATTATTTATTATCCAGAATATAGTGAATCCTATCCAATTCATTTTAACCTCCAGTACCTTTCTTTTTTATTTTTCAAAAGCTTTCTACCTTCTTCTATCAATTCATCATACATAATACATGCTTTATCAAAATCAATATCATATTGTCTCATAAATTTAAATGCATGCGCTAACATACTGCATTGATTTGACAATGCAAGTAAATCATTTTTGTTTTTTGCAGCATAAGTTATTTTCCAGTCATAATATATTTCTTCGTTTTTATTAGTTTCTTTTTCTTTTATTACAGCAACATGAGTAATTTTGTCAATATCTAAAATTGTGCCATCTTTTAGTATTATTTTTTTTATTTCATAAGTTGTTGGTTCTTTTTTATCAAGATAATTCATTATTCACCATTCCCAATCTTTTTCTATTTTTCAAGCTATAATTCGCAGGATCCATTGTATTAAATCTTCCGTTCAATACATCAAGCCTTCCATGTATATTTAATTTTTTATATATTATTTTCTGTGTTTCTTTTACTTCATACAGCGGAATGTTTAATTTTCCTGCGATTTGTTTTATTGTATTTTTCTCTTGAATATATGTATATATTCTTCTTTCCTGTAAATTTAAGTTGTCTAGCATATTCATTTATTTCACCTCTGTATTTATAAATATATCTTTTGCCAATTCTTTTAACATTTTGCAAATATCTTCTGGGTGTTTTTTGCTACCATTTATTTTATTATTTTTAAAATTAAATTCTGTTGTTGTAAAGATACTTAAGGCTGATAATAATAATTTACCTTCTACAGTTTTTGTATTCAATGTATCAAAAGTAAAATTATCAATTTCATATGCTTTATTTATTTGAATAACACCTAATTCAAATAAATCTTGATTAGAATAAGTTTTGCCATTTATAAATGTTTCACCAGGTATAATTGTATTTTCTGTTCTATTAAAAACTTCATCTTTAAACTGTTTTTTATAACAATCTCTGCATAAATCAGTATTTGATAATGGCTCAAAATTAGCAAGTCCACATTTTGGACAAGCATGTACCATTTCAATATGACTAAATGGCATTTTTGATTCATCTTCGTTTTTAAATGGTTCTCGATACTGTCCTTTAAAACATGTATTACATAAAGGTGTTGCAGCATTTGGCAACAAAATTATATTTTTACATTTTGGACAGTAGTGATTTCCATCATCGTTTATATAAGTTCCAGTATATTCACTCATTTTTAATTTATCCTTTCTATTTCTTTCGAAAAACATGGTTCTGATGGATTGTTGTCCTCGTCTTTTTCTATATTGCAAAACCATCCACAATTATTGTATATATAGCAATCATCACAGAAACCATTTAATTTATTTTCTTTTTCTAATTGCAAATCAATATCATTACAAATTTTATTTTCTTGTTCATTTGCAAGAATACCGAGCTTGATTAGAATTTTTTCAATTAATTTTTTCATAGTTCCACCATCTTTTATCTTTAATTGGTTTCATTTCTAATAGTTTAGAGCGAGTTGTAGAAAATGAACAATTATGACAAGATATAATATTAGAATTATGACTCATCCAAAGAATGCCTTTGCACTCTGGGCAATCAATAATTTCTTTATTTTTGTTTGTAGCCATTGAATACATTTCAAATTTTCTTTTGCCAAACATACTTATTATCCTTTCATTTCAAATAATTAAAATTTATGTTCATTATGCTTGTATCATATATCGGATTAATCCTATATTTTATTTTTTTGACAGAATCTTTTACCCTTTTTGCTAGTGTTTGTTCTGTCAAATATATCTTAAACTTTCTGCTATAGTTTTCAGCAATATCTTTATAAGTCATTTTATAAAAATATTTACATTTTACAATATATTTATTTTCAAAGGTAAGAGCATTAATTGCTTTATCAATATTATCAACCTGATTTCTCCTTTCCAGCAATTTTGTTTTTGCTCTTGCCAATAATTCTCTGATTATTTGATGATTCATTTTGTGGGCTGTTTCTCTTTTCAATACTTGTTTCTCTACCTCTGAATATATAATACTTACGTCTCTTACTCCAAAAAAAGTGGCATGTTTGTAGTATTCTAGTTCCGATAAGTCTTCCTGTCTCAGTAGTTTTTCGTAATATTCTATGTTATTTTCAATTATCGATATTTCTGTTTTTATAGAAATATAGTTATATAAAATTTTCACATATAATCAGCCCTTTCTGCTATAATTATTAAAAAGGCTGTCGGATAAATTTTTCAGAGTAGGTGTTGCCCTACTCTTTTTTTTATTTTTAAATTACAAAATTAACAATTGATAATATATTTAAAATTAAAAGTATGCTAAAAAGTATAATTTTAATTTTATTATCAAAATGATTTGGCAAATCTATTTGTTGGTATATAAATAATATTAAAGCGACAACACATAAAGCAATACCAATTATATTCATAGTTATTAAAATAATAGGAATAATCATTCTTCATTCTCCTTCAGTACATTTTCCACTATAGCATTTTCAATTTTGAATTTTATATTATAATAGCTATTTACCTTATAGCTCGTAAAATCTTTGTTGTCAAATTCAGGTAGCCTGTATATAGGCAGTTTGAAAAATGAATTATTATTTTTAAAAAATAATGCCCAATGATTTGACATTGCTTTTATTTTAATAAGCTTGCAATTGCACTCTTTAAATGTTGTATAATCTTCTTTTTCTGTTTCTTTAAGTAGTCCATGTTCTAGTTTTTCAATTAATTCAACTAACATTATTTTATCCTCCACATATAATTATTACATATCTTATGTTTCATGTTATTTTCTGCAATTTTGTTTTCCAAAACTTCAATCATGTCTGATGTAAGTCTGCCAATATATATGTTTCCATAGTCCTTGAAAACACTATATTTTGCATTTATTATTTTATTTTTCATTATCACATTCCTCATTTTTAGATTTTTCACTATACAGTTCATCCTTAATTTTTGTTAAATCTTTAAGTTGGTCCATAAATAAATCTGTAAATAAATCAGCTTCATGAAATCCTAAACTAGGAATTTGTAAAACTATTTCAAAAATCTTAAGTTTATTTGCTATTTTAAGCTGTTTAGCTATCTCTTTTAATTCAGGTGGTTGGATAAACTCAACCTCTTGTAATTCTGTTGGATGTACTCCACCTGATTCATTTATGAATATTCTTTTTATATCTTCTTCTTTTAACATAATTTTCACCTTTCGTTTTTAGTTAAAATCATTTATAAATTTTCTCATTTCTTCAACAGTATTAAGATTTCCAGTAAAAAATAGCATAGCACCTAATTCAATAGCCATATGATTTTTTGTTTCTTCATGTTTTTTCATATCAGATACAAAACTACCCCACATATCTTTAGGTTTTAAATATTCTAAAGCTCTTTTTTTACACCAATTCAAATGTTCTTCTCTATTCATTGCCACACCTCTTAGTTTTAGACAAATAAATATCCAATATATTATTGTCAATATTAAATATTCTTTTGGTTACACAGAAATATTCACCAGATATCACGATAATTTCATTTTGTTGAGGCACAAAATCCGTGTAGCTAGACTTAATCTCCTGATATTGTACTTGATTTGATTCATCAAGAATTATCAAATAAAATCTTACATTGTTTTTTGTTGCATCTATGTCTTTTAATATTTTGCTCAGTATATCTGTTTTTACAGATAATTTTACAATATCAGATTTAGCAAAATTTAAATCAATAATCAATTGTTTTATAGTTTCTTGATTTCGTTCCTTGTTAGAATTTTCAATTTCAATTCTTTGTTTTAAAGCAGTGTTGTAATCGCATTTATCTTTTAACATTATAAAATCTTCTTCCAACTCTTTTTTTAAATTTTCGTATGTTTCATCTGTCAAAATATACATTTCATCCTCCAATTTAATTTATCATTTTTTCTTTCAAAATTGTGCCTTAAATCGACTGCGGAAATTTATGTATAAATCTATGTTTTTTCTTTTTGTATATTATAGTGTTGTATTTTTGCAAATATAAATAATATTTATTTCTGTATTATGAAAAAACTTCATCATCTTCAAAAAACATTTGGTCATGGCTAACACCAAAAAATTCACATATCCTAAGCCTTAAGTCAAGTCTAGGTCTTTTTATATGATGCCTTTCTATTAAAGCCAATGTAGATATAGAAATATTTACTTTTTTAGCTAAATCCTTCTGTTGTATATTTTTCCATACCCTGTACTTTTGTACATTATTTTTTAACTTTGGTTTAGTTTTTCTCATTACCCTGTAATCCTTTCTTCTTTTATTTCTTGATATCTGCCATCGCAAATATCGTTTACAGTTATTAACATTAGCTCTTTTCTATTTTCAAGCCCAACGTTAATACAAAATTTATTTGGGTATATGCTTTTAACCATACCCGTATAATATTTATTATTTTTTAACTTTTTATTTTTGCTAATCCTACCATCATTTCTGAAAGAAAAATTAATTATATTTCCTATTCTAAGCTTATTAATATACTCAGTTGCTCTGCTGTTGAAAACTAAGTTTATGTCATCATCAAAGTGCAAATCAAACATTTTATTCTTTTTATTTTTTTTCATAAGTCTCTCCCTTTATTTAATATATTCAACATTGTCATACAAATTATCAAAGAAATCATCATCATATTTTCTTTGTTCATAATTTGTCGTCTGCTGTGGCTTGTTGTAAACTTTAGCCTTATATTCTGTATAATTTTCATCTAAATAATCAACATATCCACTATTAAAAAAAGTAGACCCATTTTGATAATTTAGACTAGAAAACTCTTTTCTTCTTTCTGAAACATAATCCAGGTATCTTTGAATTATTTCTTTAGACTTTTCAAAACCTAAATTATAAAAATATTCCTTTGATTTTTTATTTACAGATGCCTTCCCTTTTTTATTAGGGAATAAAGACCAGAGGTTTTCAAAATTTTCTTCAATCGCCAATATATTATTATTATTTGTGTTTATATTTGTGTTTATATTTGGTATAGGATTGACACTTTGGTCAATTGAAATTGACTTTTTAGTCAATTTCAATTGACTGATTTGACCATTCAGGTCATTAGTGGATTGTGAAGTATTTTTTTGCATAAAACTATCATTATTATCGAATTGACCGATTTGACCATTGGCATTATTAGTTGATTCTATATATATTTCTTTATAAAATTCCTTTGTAAATGAATGATTCAAGGTATACCATTTAGTTTGGTCATAATTTTTTTTATTAAATTGATTAACAATTAAAATATTTTTAGATTTTAAATTATCAACTATTGTCCTTATTTGTCTTCTTGTCCAGAATGGGAATAATTCTGAAAAAGCTTGTTGAGTATTATAAGTCCAATAATATCCATCATTAAAATTTGTATCGTTTGCTTTATTATGCAATATCCAATATGCTATATTATGAACGAAAACAGCCTCGTTAACATTTTTTAAATAAGTTGCAACATCAACATCAAAACTATAATTCATAACTTTTCTCCTTAAAACTTGAATTATTTATCTTAATTATTTAAATTTATATTATTTTCAATTTTAAATTTGACTTTATTTCTAAATTATGTTAAATTTAAAAAGTAGTATATTAAGAAAATGTTGCAAAAATATTAATTTATAATTGCAATAATAAAATTTGTGAAAATAATATTTTTAAAGAAGTGTTGCCTGGATGTGGAGGACACTTCTTTTTGCTATTGTTTTTTATTTAAATTTCAAGCTGCTTCGTTTTCTCCAAAAATATCATCTATTGTACATCCGAGAATTTTAGCCAATTTTATGGCTTCTGAAATTAAAAATTCATTATGCCCATTTAATTTAAGACAAAAACTAGTTTTGCATATACCGATTTCTTTAGATACATCTTCCCTATTAAGTTTCTTTAAAATCATAAATGCTCTTATTTTATCTTTGTAATCTGCATTCATAATAAACACTCCTTATAAATAAAATAAAAATAATACTATTTTTAATATTGTAATTTATAAAAAGAATACCGTCAATATTTATTTATAATTTTAAAACAATATTTAATTTAAAATTAAAATATTTGAATTTTATTTATAATATAATATTTTTAGATTTTTTTATTTGATTTTATTGTGTTGCATTTTGCGATACATTGTTGTATAATTATTACATAATGGAGGATAATTAAGGTATGAGAAATTTAAATATAAGATTAAATAAAGACTTGGATAATGATGTAATAGAATTCTGGGAAAAACAACCAAATAAAACTTTGGCGTTGAAGGTATTAACCAGAATTATCATTAAAAAGTTTGGAGTTAAAGACATTTTTAAATTAGTTAGTGTAATAGAAAGGGATATATAAGTAATTATAATTTATATGTGGGCAATCAAGTGTAAATTATGATTACTTTGCATAAGAAAAGGAATTGACATGATTTCGATTTGGAAATTATTTAAGTATTTAAATTATACTAAAAAAAATAAACAAAAAGAAAAAGAAATTCAAAAGATTATACTTGGCAATAAAACTGTAGAATATGACAGCAATTTGTTAAGGGATGAAGAAGAATTAAAAAGAAAATTGAAATAGCAGTGCCTAACCTGACAAATTAAAACACTGCTAAATCAATAATACCTCTAGGGATATTATATAACCCCTGGAGTAAAAATACAATATTCTGGAAGGGGTGTTTTTTATGAATAAAATTTCATTAACAAATCAAGAAATCTTTTTTATAGAAAGAAATATCGCTGGAACATTGGCAATTGAAAATTGTTATCCTTCAATTGCAGGAAGAATAATTACCAGAAATTTTCTTTCTGGGAAAATTACATCAGAAAAAGCAATCAAGAAAATATTAATGTTATATGGGGTGAAGATATGAAGAAGTTTTTTATAACTATACCAAAAGTATTTTTTGCAGTTATTTGTTATATAAGTGCTTTATTATTAGCAATTTTATCTGGATATTTTTCAATTGTATTTTATGCACAGAGCCAGACAGGATGGAATATGTGGGCAATGGGTGGATTAGCAGGAATGCTTGAATTTATAAAAATAATATTAGCTGCTAGTTATCCATTTATGCAGTACAGGGATATAAAAAGAGAAAAGAAAGTATTATATTATCTTAAAATTTGTTTTTTCTTATCAATTATGGCATCAATGTATTTTTTCATGAGTGGTGGAGAAATAGAACGTTCACCTGCTAGTAATGTTGTAACTCTTTTATATACATATATTCCTATACTTAAAATTATACCACTACAATTTGCTCAGTTTGTATCAACTATGTCTCTATCAATTTTGGTTGAAGCATTTATTATATTTCTTCCTATGCTTGCTCCGGTTCTCTTTCTTGAAAAGGACATGGATAGAAAAAATAAAATATCTTCAGCAGAAACAAACTTTGAAAAAATAAAGGAAATTGTAACTGTTATACCTGAGCGTGTGATTGATAACTTACATAAAAAGGTTGTAGGTGTAAAAGTTGATAAACATGATGATATAAAAATTGTAGAAATGAACAAAGAAATAAAATTATTAAATAATGAATCCAGTGAATCATTTGTCAAGGCAAATACTTCAAACAATAAATTAACATATGACAGTGATTTAGAAAATAAAGAACCTTATGAATTTGTCAAGGCAAATAATGAGCAAATAGAAATTGTAAAAAAAGCTATAAATGAAAATCAAGTAAATGGAGTATCTCCAAGCATACCAAAGCTGGTTGAAATAACTGGACTTCAAAAAAGCATAATACAGTCAGCAAAAAGGGAGTTAACTAACCAAGGATTTATTGAAACAACTAAAAATAAGACATTTGTAATTAACGAAATTGAATTAAATTGAGGTGTGATATGGAAAATAATAAATCTAAAATGGAACTATACGAGGAAAAACAAAAACAAAATAAAAAAACTCTTGATAAGCAAGAAATTGCAGATATAGAGTTTTCAAGAAAAAGGCACCAAGAAAATGAGGAACAATGGGAAACTTTTATGATCATATTGAAGATGCCATATTATATATTTTTTAAAATGCCAGCTTGGATTATAGGCAAAGTTACTTATACTGAGAAAAGAAAATCACAAGAAAATGAAATTTTGAGACTAAAACGGGTAATTGAAAGTAAAGAAAGAGCTAGAAAGATGATGGAGTTAGAAAATATTATAAAGTGGGATAATAAATATCTCATTAAAGACGGAATATTTAACATTGGAAAAGACATTAAAACAGGTAAATTAATTACTGTAGACTTTAATGTAAATTCTAATTTATTAGTTGGAGGGATGCCCGGAACTGGTAAGACAAAATTGATACAGTTAATAGTATTTCAATGTTTAAAATATGGTTGCAGATGTTATGTAGCAGATTTTAAGGGTGGAGTAGATACAATAAGATTTATGAATAAAGCAGATGTAATAACAGAACATACAGAACTACTTAATGTATTACTGCAATTTAGAAAAGAAATTAAGATAAGGCAACAACTGTTTATAAATATAGGAGCTGAAAACTTACAGGAATATAACCAATTTACAGGGGAAAATTTAAAAAGGCAATATCTATTTATCGATGAGTTAGGCGAAGCAATGGAGATTTTTGAGGTTGATGGATTATCTGAAAAGGAAGTAAAGCAATTGAAAAAGGATATCGAGAATAATATTAAATCTATTGCAAGGTTAGGGCGTGCGTTTGGGGTAAATTTAATTTGCGGAACTCAACGACCAGACGTTAATATTCTCGAAGGTCAAACACGTGACCAGTTCGGCGGGCGTGTCTGCTTTAAATCTATACATACGACTAGTAGTATAGTTTTAAATAGTAAAATAGCTAGTGAGCTTCAAGACATCAAGGGAAGGGCAATAGTAATGCAAGGTACTAATTTTATTGAAACACAGGTTTTTTTCTGGGATAAGGAAACATTATCTGAAATTAAAAATAAAAAATTAGCCAAAAATGATTTGAAAATTGTAAAAGGGAATACAGAAATTGAAAATGATATTGAAACTATAGATATAGAGCTGGATTAAAAGACAAATAAAAATAAAAGTAATTGACAACAGCTTTACTCATTAATAAAATAAATACCTAAATATTACTATTAACAATAGATAGAGCATTATAAAAAAAATAACGGTTATCACTATATATAATATATATATAGGTGGGAGGGGTAGCCGACCACCTGATATATTTTTTTATAGTGACGGAACGAAATGGAGGATATTTTTTTGACTAAAAATGAGTATCTTGAATATCTAAATAAAAAAGGAATATCAAAACAGACAGCAACAACATATTACAATAGACTAAAATTCTATCGAAATAATAGTTTAGAAGGCAAAAGTAAGGAATACATATGTCAAACTAAAAACGCTCTAAAGTATTATTATAAGTTTCATGATATATATTTTCATAAAAATATCAATGAATTATCTGATATGCAGAAAAAAACAGTTAAAAAAAGATCTGCAAAGACTATTACAAAAATATCTACAGTAAATAAGAAAATAAATGCTATAAAAAATAAAAGAATTAAATTAGCTTTTCGACTTCAACAATTGGCGGGCCTGAGAATAGGGGAAGTTTCAAAACTTACAAAAAATGATATAGAATTTAAAGATGGAAAAGTATTTGTAACTGTAAGAGATTCTAAGGGCGGAAAAAGTAGGAAAGTATCGACGATTCTAAAAGATGCCTGGTTATCTAGAGAACTCCAAAACCTTGAAGAAAGAAAAGGCATTATGTTTTACTCTGAGAGCACTCTTAGAGTAAAAGCCTGGAATTTAGGGTTTAAAACACATAAATTAAGAAAAGTGGCCGCAAAAACTATTAATCTAAGATATTCTGCTAAAAGTGAAGAAGAACGAAAAGAACTATTAAGAAAGTATCTTGGACATGAGAATACTAAAACATTAAATATATACATCGACGAAAATGACAGAGAAATAGATTTATCTGGGACAAAATTTGATATATAAGAAAGGAATTTAAAAATGGAACATATAATTGATAAATTGGAAAAAAGTCAAGTAGGTAATTTATTATTAGATTTTTTCATAAGTTGGAAGGGAATAATTTTTGTTATTGTAGTAATAGTTTTAACTATTTTAAACAAAAAGGAAAATAATTTTATATCTTTGAAGGATATTGAAGGATTTATTAAAAAATCTAAAAAAGAATAAAACAACTTATATTTTTAATATAAATAGAAAGGGTGAAGAAGATGACAAATAAAAAATCGTTTTTCAGAGATTGTTTATTAGGCATAATAGACGACATAATCAAAGAATATGATGGACATGTAATCATGGATAATTATTCTTATAATAAATTTGAAAATGGAAAATGGTATGTAAAAGATTTCAAAAAAGGCTCTAAATATGAAGAAATGATATATAAAAATTTAGACATCTATGACATAGCAGGAGAATTGAATGTACTGATAGAGGGTATTGTAGATAGCCAATACCCAATAACATTTCAAGCTAAAGTAAAAAATACAAATATAATATAAAAAATAACCAGGTAACCTGGTTATTTTTTTGCCATATATAACAAAAAAGTTCCCAATGGCATAAATAAAAGAGAACTTTTTTTAAAGAACGATTGTTAACTAGCATTTAACTTGTAAAAATACCCTGTGACGTAAGACCTTTTACAATAACAATCTAGAGTGCACCTAAATTATTATGTAAGTTTCAATCATGTCCCCTTACGGGGATTAAATTATAAATTATAGTGTTTTCGTCTCCTTACGGAGTAGTTTAAATTTGTTTCAATCCTTGTTTTAATGGATGGTACTGCAAAGATTGAAACTTACATAAACAATATATAATAACTAAATTATAATGTCAAATAATTTTAGAAATTTTCTTTATCTGTAGGATTATTTAGGATTCCAAAGCCGACTAGGATGGTTAATATCATCTCAAAAATAGTTTTAAAAGCTGTTTCATCTGCACCAATTTTTTCAAATATTCCAAAGCTATTAAATATAAGTAATATTAAACTTATTACAGATACCCAAACAGCTTTGCTTCTTATTCTATCTTGCTTATTATTATACAAAATATATACCTCCTAACCAGTATTTTTTTTGCAATTTTTAACTATTGAATATATTTCTTTTTGTTCAAGCTTTATATCTCTTATTTCATTAATTAATTCAGCATTTTGTTTCAATAAGTCGGTCATTGCTCTATGATTATTTTTAAGAAAATAAAACATCAAAACAACAGCTATACCG